TACGGTCACACAGCAACCGTCTACGGCGACGATGAACCGGCGGCAGCCAATGCCCGGCTGATGGCGGCTGGGCCTGATTTGTTGGCGGCTCTGGACTCTATCCGCTCCAGCCTCATGGAACTAGACGATGACGGGTGCGGCAGACCGGGCTGCGGCTGGCGTGAGATGGACGCCACCCACGTTGACGAACTGATATCGAACAGCCTTCGACTAGCCATAGATGCCATCGCCAAAGCAGAAGGGAGGAAAGGCTGATTCGCGTGCAGTCCGAACCCCGGTCGCCAGTGGTTTTGCCGCTGGTGACCGGGGTTTTTTTGTTTTCCCACAGGGGGTAGATGGGGCTGGTAGCGGACTGCCAGCGCCGCTCTTGACAGGGTGGGCACCTTGGTAGGTGACCCGCATACACACAGGAAGGAGGTGCCCGATGGCACACACGATTGACGGCGACAAGGCGATTGTTTTCTGGAGTAGCGCCCGCATCTTGCGCTCGATTGCCGAGGGTGCGTTTGCTGCGATTGGCAAGGAGAACTTGGTGCCCAAGCCCGATCATTTTGCTGCTTTGAAGAAGGCGGTCGAGGAGGTCGCGGCCACGCACAATGTGTACGACGGCGGCCCGGTCAAACCGTATGGCCTGTCTGGGCATAGCGGTTCCGTTGCTGTCGAGGCACGGCGGTTCGTGCGCGGTACTACCCGCAACGATCTGCCGTTCTTGTTCTCGGTGGGCGCGCTGAAACAGAGCGATGGTTCCTACCGGGTGGAACTACTGGACGTTGACGCCACTGCGTGTCCGCAGATTGCGGCACACAAGGCAAAGGTGGAGGCGCAAGCCGATCAGTACTGGCGGCAAGCCTGTGATTATCTATCAGCCAATGACCTGACTCAGGCGATTACCGGCCTTGTCAAGGATTCGTGCGGCTTCCTGCTGCGCGACGAGGGCGTAGTGTGGTACATGCCCGAAGAATCGCTGAAGGATTACGAGTCCGTGGCGGATGCGCTTGCGCCGCACGGCGTGAAGATGTTGATCGTGCGGTTCCGCCCGGTCGTGAACAAGTCATTGATCCAGCACGTGTCGGATGAACTGATCAAGCGCAGCCTTGCTGTGTTCAATGGGCAGATCAATGACATGGATGACCTCCATCAGCGCGGCGCCAAGCCACGCAGCAATGGGCAGCAGACCCGGCTGGAGGAATGGATCGCTGCCGAGGAGACGTTGCAGCGCAACAAGGGATTGCTTGGCAAGGCGTTTGCGCACGTAGCCAAGGCCGCACGGCTGGCTCGCGAGAAGATCGGGGAGGCCGCGCTTCAGGCGTTGGCGTGATTGCGGATCGACGGTTTTGATTTCTGCCACCGTGGCTAGGTGGCTTCACTTGAAAGGATGCAGTCATGGACTGTTTGAATGCGGCTCTGTATATCGTGATGCAATGCGGCATGTCCGCTATTGCGTGGGGCGGAACAGGTGAGTGCAAGACCGCCTACCTTGAGGCGTTGATGCGTGCGCTAGGGTTGAAGCCCTTTGTCTTCATCCCATCGCAGCACATGCCTGAAGACATTGGCGGCATGCCCGACATCGACAAGAAGTCTGGCATCGCACGGATGGTTCACCTTGAGTGGCTGGTGCGCATGACGCAGGCGGGGTGGGGCATCATCTTTGATGAACTCACTACCGCCCCGCAGTCCATGCGGCCAGCGCTGCTATCGCTGCTTAACGAGGGACGGGTTGGCGACCTGCGCCTGCACCCTTCGACGCTGCGTGTGGCGTGCGCCAATCCCCCAGAGTTGGCGCCCAACTCCAGCCCGCTGGAGGCATCGATGTTGAACCGCCTGTATCACCACGATTGGGAGGTGCCATTCGACACGTGGATGGAGGGCATGATGAACGGCGGTCAGTTTGCCTTGCCCGCTAACTTCCCCATTGTGGGCGATACCTCTGCCTACGTCCCCAAGTGGACACGGCGTGTGGCCTACCTGTTGCAGCGTCAGCCTGCGTTGCGCACGTGCAAGCAGATTCCCGATGTCGAGAAGGCATTCCCATCTCTGCGGCAGTGGCACAAACTTGCGCTGTGCCTTGCCGGTGCGGACAAGGTCAAGGCTGGCGGCGATGTGATCAACCAGATCGCGACCGGGATGGTGGGTAGTGCGGGTGCCGGGCAGTTGATGCAAAGCATTGCTGCCAAGGACTTGTACGATCCCGCCGAAGTGGTGGACAAGAAGGTCACGCTGGACTACGGGGGTGATCGCGTGGATCAGTTGGTGTTCCTGCCCGTGGGGATCATGGAGACTCTGGACGCAGATCATTCGGCCAAGCGTCTCGACAATGCGTTCGATGTGCTGGTCGAGATGGGCGAGAACGGGTTGCTCGACTGCGTTGGCCCGGTGCTTGCTGATCTCACCAACAAGTACTCGTCGTATCGCGTGCCGAAGAAGTTGCTGTCTCGCTACGGCAAGTTGGTTGCCCAGATCGGAGGTGCCGCATGAAGACGCTATCGACAGTCCAGCGCCTACTCACCAAGGCCAAACTGAAGTTGCGTTCTTGGGTGCCCTACCTGACGCATATCTTTGCCATGATGCGCACCGTGGAAACGGAGGAGGTGCCCACGATGGCGGTCGATCAGGCCAATCGCCTGTATTGCAATCGCGAGTTCATGGAGAGCATCACCCCTATGGAGTTGGCGTATTGCCTGCTGCATGAGGTAATGCACGTGGTGCTGTCGCACTGCCGCCGATTCAAGGCGATAGCGCCGCAGGCAACAGAGCGGGAGCGATGGGTGTGGAACATCGCAGCCGATCTGGTGATCCAGCAGATGCTGGCGAACTACTACGGTCTGCATGAACCCGCAGGCATTGTTCGGATCGATGGCGTGGTGCCGGGCACAACCACCCGGTTCCTCGACATACCCGGATTGGTTCGCGGCATGACAGTCGAGGCGTACTACGGACTGCTGTTGCAGTACGCACCGGCACAACCCGTGCAACAGAAGGGCAATCCTCTTGATCCTGCTAACTCTGGCAGCAATAGCGACGGCCAGAAGCGGGATTACGAGAAGCCCATGTCGGCAGCAGAACACGCAATGGCAGACCATTGTTTGCGTGAGGCCGAGAAGAAGATGACGCAGGCGAATCGCACTCGCCCCGGTTCGGTGCCGGGCGAACTGCTGAAGTCGGTCGAGGCACGGTTGCATCCGCAGCCAGACCCGTTCGACCAACTGCGGTCAGTGGTTGGCCGGTCGGTCGCCTCGCCTATCGGGCAGGAGGAGTACACCTACCGGCGACTCAGTCGCAGGCAGGACTCTGACGCAGCCCGGCGGCGCGGCTACGTGCGTCTGGCGCCGGAGTGTTCGATCATCATCGACACCTCCGGGTCAATGCAGGGGCTGGAGTCCCGTGCATTGACCGCCATAGCACAGGGTTTGCGCAAGGTGCAGCGGCCACGGGTGATCGCGTTCGACTCGCGGCTGCAATCCGCGAAGCGCATCTCGCACCTGTCGGAGTTTGCGTTCAAGGGGTATGGCGGGACAGACATGACTGCCGCCCTTGAGCAGGAGGATCGGGAGCATCGGCCCGATGCCATCGTGTTGGTAACGGACGGTGAAACGCAATGGCCTTCACGCCCAACACGGGCGCGGCTGATCATTGCACTGGTCAAGAAGTCTGGTTATTCGCAGCCGCCCGCGTGGGCCAAGGTGATCGATTGCACGAAGGAGGTGCCTACCTATGCCGGTTGAATACTTCACGTATGCGGTGGCTGGCCTGTTCTTTCTTTCCCTTCTCTTCACTCGCAATCAATAGGAACCAACCATGCAAATGACACCCATTCAGTTGAATAAGATGTTGCTGCTAAAGCACAGCATCGTGAAGGCGATGCGGAAGTTGATAACGCACGGCGAAAGACAAAGCGTTCGGCAAGTCACGGGATTGCGCACGTTGAACGATGCTCTTGCGCGCGGCATCGACAACCTGTTTACTGAAGTCAGCGGCAAGGCCAAGCCGCCCGGCAGCATGTCGGACATAAGCAGGCCGGTGAGTATTGTGATCGCGGAAACGCTTGCCTATCTGTACACCGGAGGGGAGGGCAGGCGGTTCCTAGAGTCCGAGGTGCTGCGGGATTTGCACAAGAACGGCAACTCCTACGAACTGCTGTCGCAGATGCCGCCAGCCAAGGCGGAACGCAAGCCTCGCCCAAAGCGCACGCTCGTGCAGTCTCGCGCGGACAAGGTGAACGAGAGGCTTGCTGATTGGGAGGCCAAGTTGCGCCGGGCCAAGACAGCAGTAGCCAAGTATCGGAAGAAACAGCGTTATTACCAGAAGAAGGGAGCCACAACATGAACGATAGCCTTGTGCCACCTCACCGCCTGCGTGAGGACGAGTTGGAATGGCAGGCCCGTGACCGTGTCGCACGGTCGCCTCGCTTGCGCCAGTACGCAAGCGTGATCTTCGATGATGCGTGGGCGGATGACATTGATCATCTGCGTTGGGTGCTTCGCGGTCGCATCCGCGAGATTGCAGTTTGGGCCAGCAAGATAACGGAGGAGTTCGATGGCTAAGTGCTACGCTTACGGACGGGCCAGTACCAGCAAGCAGGGGATGACCCGCGAAGTGCAGGAGCGGGCATGTCGTGAGTACTACGATGCCCACCTCAAGAGCAAGGGCGTGGAGTGGGCTGGGTTCTTCTACGATTCCGCCACCTCCGGCGGCACGTTGTTCAGCGAGCGGGAGCAGGGACGCACCGTGTTCTTCTCGCTCCAGAAGGGCGACTACCTTGTGGTCGCTGCGATGGATCGCCTGTTCCGGGCGAAGGTGGACGGGTTCGTCACGCTCGACCAGTTGGATCGCAAAGGGATCAGGCGCGCGGTGCTTGACCTCCCCGATCTGTCTGGCCTTGAGGGCGACGAGGAGTTGTATGACATGCTGGAGTCGAACATGGTGCTGTACGCACACATGTACCGGCGCATGCTGTCACGCAAGATGAAGCGGGACAACGCCGCCAAGCGGGAGGCTGGCCTGCCGTTCTCGCGGTGTGCCCCCATCGGGTGGCGCACGGTGGGGGATCGGCTGTCTAAGGCGTACCGCGTTGACCCTTCCGAGCGGAAGTACGTGGACTTCATGCAGACGCTGGAGGACGAGGGGCTATCCGCCGATGAGATCGCCTGCTGGTGCGCCACGCAGTCCCAGTTCGCCACCAAGCCGGGCAGGAAGTTCGCCCACCCGGCCTACGTGCGATGGGCACTGCGGGCGAGGGAGGCGGGGTATCCCCTGATCACCTCGCAGGAAGAGTTCTCCCGCCTCTGGGCGTCAGGGGAGATCGCTCTCGGCTCCACGTAGCCGCTCGATTGCCCGCTGCACCCGCTTCCCTATCGTGCGTGGATCGCAGCGCTGCTCGCTCGACAGTTGCTCAAGCGTCACTTGCTCGATCAGCCTGTCCTCTAGCAGCCTGCGGTCATACGCCGACAGACTTCTCAACGCCCGCATCGCACGCATCTCTGCTCGCGTGCGGCTCCGGTTCGTCGGCGGATCGGTGATCGACTCGGTCGGCACGTAGCGCCCATCGAGTTTCTGCTGGGTCAACACCGCCCGGTACAGCGCGTGGCGGATCGCGCTGCTGAAGTACGTGGTGGGCTTCGACTTCTTGGGGTCGAACGTGAAGGCGGCCATGCACACCGCCACCTGCGCAACCTGTTCCATGTCCACCCGCCGGATGGACGGGCGGAGGTCAGGGTTGCGGCGCACGAACACCGCTATCGTGGGCTGCACGAATCGCAGCGAGTCTTCCGCCAGCGCCTGCTGCGCTGCGGTCAGTCGGCGGGGCATCGCTCACTTGCGTACTGGGGTAGGGCACTTCCCGTCCGGGCATGTCCCGGTGGGCACCACACCAACGCCCCCCTCTTTCTCCGCCTCCCGCACCAGCGTGGCATACGCCGCCTGCGATGACGCCGCAGCGCGTGGCACGTGCGTCTCCACCGCCCCCGGTTCCGCCGATAGCCAAGTCAGGAATGCCGTCAGCCATCGCATGTCACAGGCTCCGCTGGTGATCCACGTAGTCGGGTTCGTGATGCACTTTCACATCCTGCGGCGGCGGCTCAAACACCATCAAGCCTAGCCCCACGCGCGCAGCCAACGCCAGCATCTTCAGGAACGGGCGCTCCTGCCTCCCGCTTGTCTCCCCCTGCGCCATCATGCCGATGGCAAAGGCGAGCAGGATCACGACGATCAGACTCTTGCGATTCATTCGGCACCTAGCCATTCGTTGTGGTTGATGTCCCTGAACTTGAACCTGACCTCGCTGATCGCCCAGCAGTCGCCTTGCGACAGGATGCGCTCGATCACCTTGCGGTCTGCCCAGAACACCCCGTCTGGCAAGTCACTCGGCCAGCGCGGCGCCGTGTAGGTCAGATAGTCACCCCATGAGTTCATCACGGCAGCGCCCTCACGGTCGAAGCGCACGCCACAGATCATCATCTGGTGCATCCACACGCCCGATGGCGAGTCGAATGACTGCGCATCGAGGCGCTTGGCGAAGCCCTGATTGCTTGCGATGGTGACCGGGTGGCCGCTGGTGATGGCGGCAACCAGTTCATCCCACGTGCGCACTTGCGTCACGTACTGGCAGGGCACCTTCTTCGCTTCGGCGTCGAGCCTGCCCAGATCATTCGGGCCGCCGTTCCCAAACGCCCCCCAAGATTTCTCGATCTCGCCATCGGAGGTCGAGCAATCGACACTGGGGTAGGGCTGCTTGTAGATCACGCCCCAATCGCGCAACCACTTGGCCCCGTGGTAGCCCGTCGATCCATCCGACCAGCCGCCGACCGGAGCCTTGCCGTCGCCGGGCCTGCCCCTGCTTTCTACGCGCGACCCGCCATAGATCGCGCCTTGATGCACAAGCATCGGCGGCTCGTCGCGCTCACCCTGCGACCACGCCACCGCTTCGGAGCAGAATACTGCATGGGCTGCACCATGCGCAACGCATGAACCAATCCGCTGGTGGCTGGGCTTGAACGGCGTGCCGTATCGCGCGCGGTGGGCGGCGTCCATCGCGCGCCACAGGAACGTGTCCTGCTTCTGCGCCTTGTCCATGCAGTCCGGGGCCGCCTCGCTGAACGTGGGTGTGGGCAGCGTGGATGCGAACGCCTTGGCCCCCGCCGGATCAGGGCTGTAGCCGAAACTCTCCGCCCCCCTCGGCCAGAAGGCGAGCGTCAAAGCCGTTGCCAGCAGGGCAGCGGCTAGGTACGTGGCAAGGTCACTGCGCAATCGCATGGCGGGCTGACCTCGCGATCTCACGGTAAGCGCCGACCCACTTGGCCCGCTGCTCTGGAGTCACCTCGCCCCCGCCGTTCCCTAGTTGCTCATCCAAGTACGCGCCAATGGCCGTGCGTGCAGCCGGGTGCTTCTCGCCAAGCGACTCGCCCCTGCACATGAACTCCCTTGTTTGGGTGCGCAGTTCATCAAGCATCCGCCCGGTCTTGAGCATGGGCGACTCCTGCCTGCCGTCCCACTCGATGATGTCCGCTATCTCGTCAGCCATCGCAGCAAGGGTGGCGGCGTCATCCGCTGCTGTGGCCCCCTGAAATGCGCCCACAAGGTCGATGGCCGCCGGGGGTGCCGGGGCAGGGGAAGGCGGCGTCGGGGCTGACGCGAGCGCCCATGCGATCACAGCGGCAACCAGCAGCAGGACGGCAAGGCGGCCCCTCATTGCTCGCTCCCATCGGAAAGTGCCAGAGTCAACGCTGCGATGGCCTTGCCCTGCGCCTCCTCCAGTTTGGAGGTGTTCACCAGCCGGGTGCGCACCGTCTGGAGGCAGACCACCGCATCCACGTAGGACGGCTCGCGCCGCTTCGGCGGCTCGACCGGGCTGATCGGAGGGATGTGCAGGGGCTGCGGCTTGGTCGAGGGCCACAGGAGCAGCACGGCGGCGGCGGCGACGAGTACCCATACCAGACTCATTTCGATTGCCTCACCAAAGGCAGGAGAACCTCGACGGCACCGGCCGCGAGGGAGCAGACGAGGGATCGGACGGCGGGCTTGAGCAGCCACCACACCGGGCGCAACGCCAGCGGGATGGCGAGGTCGGCAAACTGATCGAATACCGCAGCGGCCATCTCCACAACGGTGGCCTTCTTGTCGGCACCGGGGGCCGACAGCGTGTCCACGGCAGCGATGGACAGGCGGATCGCGCCCAGCACCAGTTCCGTGAGTTCCGCTACCGTCAGTCCATCCCCGGCTTTCTGCCGGGCGACCTCAAGGTACGCGGCCAGTTGGGCATTCAGGCCCGTGGCTTCCTGCGCCACGGCAATCGGCATCTGCGAGATAGGCATTGCGATTTACTCCAAACACTACACGGTTTATGGGGGGCAGTTGCTCTGCTTCAGCAAGGCCATGCAAGGCTTGCCGTGTCCATTCCTTGTCCATCCCCATCACCTCGCAGCATTCCCCGAACGTCAGGACTCCGCCCTCGTTCGTCACCCACTCTCTCGCCGCTACCCTCTCCCTCGCCGTGTCCTTGCGCCTGCACGGCTTGCGCTTAAACGCGATGGCCGTCTGGACAAGCATCATGCCGCACAGCGCCTTGTACGCGCCAGCGATTTCTTGTGCCGCCAGCCCTTCAAGGCCAGCCTCTACTACGTTGTCCATCTGGTTCATGCGCCTTCCCGAATCATGCACTCCCACCAGCAGGCTGCGTAGCCCGCAACGTCAACGGGGTTGTCATCGATGGGCCTGCCCTGATGCCGGGACAGTTTGTCCAGCACCATGATCTGCGCCCAATCGCTGACGGTCAGCGGCTCCCGCAGTTTGTGGCCGAAGATCGCGTTGATCGCTCCGACCGTCCGGGCAAAGTGTGCGCCCGGCGGCCCGTAGGTAGAGCGCCGGTCGGTCACCGCCTCGATAGCGGTATGCAGCAGTTGCTCTGCCGGTGGCGGCAGCGGCGTGTCACTCATGTCTCTCCCCTCATCTTCATTGATATGGCCGCATAAATGGCCCAGAACAAAGCGTCGTGATCGTCTTCGATTGGTATCGGGCACTCGGCTCTAGCGAGATGGCTCCACTCCTCGACTAGCGACTCCACCATTACCGTGTCCGTGTCTGGCGACAGCCGGATCAGGCCGCGCCCGTTACCCCAGATGGCGAGGCCATGCAGATCGGGCTGGTTGTCAACCACCCGGACTGTGACGGGCATCCGCAATGGGTACTGCCGCCGCAGCCAGCGGACTACCCGCCGCAGCCTCGGAGTCAGTTGCCGTCGTGTACGCATGGCAAAGCCTTGGAAGATCGGTCAAGCGGATGGTCAGCATCCAGCCATTTGGGCTGCGGTTGGGGCGGTGCATGATTACTGGGCAGCGGCGACCGCACTGCTTCACTGCAATCGTCAGGGCACGGGGAATGTTGCAGCGCTCGACTCGCTTGATCTCCCAGAACAGGTCTGGGGTTTGGTCGATCTCGATGTCGGGCGAGTTGCCGTCGCTCCAGCCGGTTCGCTGCTGGGTGCGCCGCCCGCTCCAGCCGAACAGTTCTGCGAGAGCAGCCACCGCACTAAGTTCTCCCACCTTGCCTTTGGCACGGCTATTCAAGGCCACGGTTCACCTCCACGCCGATGTCGGTCGGCTAGATATTCCTCGGGTATCGAGCATTGATCGTAGGGCAGGCACCTTCGGTGCTTGAGGGCCGCCAGTTTCTGTTCATCGACGGGGCCGTCTTCCTCGATCTTTGCCGTAAGGATCGCGCCCTTCGTGAGATCGCCATAGCCCGGCATCCTTGCAGAGTGAAGCGCGTAATGGCATCGCCCGCACAGACACAGCCAGTTGCTACCGCAAGGCAAGTCCTTCCTGCCTGCTCCGCCAACGATGTGATGTAACTCAAGATGTCTGCCCCACCTTTCCGCAGGCCAGTGACATACTGCGCACCGCTGGTGCATCAGCATGTAGTCAGCCTTCGTCAGTCCCGGTTCCGATGTGTCGCCCATCAGTCGAGCCAACTCCGATCCATCCATCGTCCACCAGCGTGTATTCCGTGGCTTGCCATTTCAGTCGTTGTGCGATGCGGAAGAACTCCGGGCTGAACACTGCAACCGGCAGCGACTCCCTCGGAAGGTCATGCGTCAGGGCGATGCACAAGGCGAGCGCGATGCCGCGCTGCCGATAGTCCTCATGGACGAACCCCTGCGCTTGGATGCGTACTTCGTCACCGACAGCCCACTCGCTGATCGACGCCCAGCCGATCACCTCCAGATCGTCACCGTCGCGCGACCAGCAGTAGGCGATGCGTGCTGCGTAGTCCTGCTCACGCAGCGAGAGCAGGGCTACCCTGTCGAATAGTCCCTGCATCTCGCTGCCGTCGTTGCACAGACCGCGACACTGCTCTGCGATGTAGCAGGGCATTTCGATCACGGGCATGGCGTGGATGTTGAGCATCAGAAGGGGGTGTCGGCGTCGTTCGCGTGATTGATGCCCGCGCCCTGCTTCTGCCGGGGATCGATCCAGCCGCGCTTGGGCAACCACTGATCGTCCTTCTTGCGGCGGGGGAACAGCGCGCCGTCCTGCCGCCTCTGGCCGTAGCCAAGGCAGCAGCCGCAGGAGTTGCACTTCATCTCGTAGTACGTGTTGCCCTCGATCTCGCGCACCACGGGCGTGGTGTCCTCGCTGCCGCAGGCACCGCACTTGCTCTGGCCGAAGACCTCGGCGGCCCTCGCCAGTTCCGCGAACACCTCCTTGGCATCGCCCTCGGCGGTAATGCGAATGCGCCCGAAATCCATCATCGCTTGCATGTTTATGTCCTCTGGGGTTGGGTGACACGCCTAGTGTCCGGGCTTGTCAATAGCGACTATTGCAGTGGGTATTTCACTAGCGCCCCCGGAGGCGATTGGCCTTGAATCGGCGCCACTGCTTGCGCTTCTTCTTGCCCTTGGTCTTGGCCTGCCGGTAGGTCAGCGATGACACAGCCGCAGCAGCGTCCACTGCCTCCCTGCTGCCGTGCTTCTCGGCCCGCCGCTTCAGTTCCTCGACCACGCATGGTGGCGGCGTGGGCATGCTCGACGCGGCCCACAGCAAGTACTCAATCGACACCTCGTTGGCAGGCTCGCCACGGTGGCGGCCAAACGTCATCGTCGCTTCTGTCATCGCTCCCGCTCCTTTCAGTGCGCACCCGGTTCAGTTGAGGTAGGGGGAAGTCCCCTGCCTCTGGCATCCTGTGCCGAGAACCTCCACAGCCTTATTAGGGTCTAGCCTCAACTTGCCCGCTCCCCCGGTAGGGCTACGGGACTTCGTGCTGCTTTGGTCTGACTTGCGCGGACTAGCCGCTCCTGCGTAGGCAGGCTTTGTTTAGGCTCGCCGGTTTTTGATTTCTATCCCGCTGCATCCGAACGAGTGAATGAAGCAGCGGCGTCGTGGTCGGTTGTATTGGCGTGTCAAGAGCGGCCAGCGAGGAACTTCCTGATGTTCCTCGCCAGCCCCTCATCGCGCACGTGGGGCAGGATCGAGCGCAGATACCACGGCGCTTGCTGGTGAATCTGCTTGAAGCCTCTGCCCTTGAATCGCCCGTATGGCATCCACCAGTAGTCGGTGGTGCGGCGCGTGCCGGGGCGGCCCTCGGCGTCGGCCATCGCGTCCCGCTCATACGCCGTTACCGTGCCGTCCACCCTGATATGGTTGCGCTTTGCCATCTCGGCCCGGTCGAGTTCCGCCTGCTGGGCGGCGAGGATGCGGCGCTCCTCCTCGATCAGCGCGTCCATCTCCACGGCATTGACGGGCTTCCGCATGATGCGGTTGCGCACCCGCTTCATCAGCCGGTCATCGAGCGATGGCCGGAGGATCGACAGAGCCGTCTTCAGATCGTTGTGGCGGCTGCTGTCCGTGATGTCATACACCTCAAAGCAGGGCTTGTCGGAGGCAGCGATAGCGGCCAGCCGGGCCTCCACGCTTGAGAGGCCGTCGATCACTCCCGGCAGCGTGCGCGTGCCTCGCCCGAACATCTGGAGGTAGAGACAGGTACTGGCGGTAGGCCGGGCCATGAAAAGTTTGCGGACGTTTGGTGCATCCCACCCCAGTGTCAGGATGCCCACGTTGATAATGAGTTGCGTCCGACCGGACATGAAGTCCGAGAGGTGCAGTTGCTGCTCCTCCTGCTCCATCCTGCTGTGGATAATCGACGCGCCAATGTTGCGGCTCATCAGGTCATCACGCACGGCCTCCGCATGCTGGATCGAAGACGCAAACACCACGCTGGGCTGGCCCTCCCAGTACTGCTCGATCATCGCCGCCACCCAGGCGACGTTGCTCTTCTGCCGCATCAGCCGGTCGAGGCGAGCGGCGTCGAAGTCACCGAACGAAGCCTTGAACCGGGTGAGGTCGAGGTCTTGCAGGACGCAAAGGTGCATCTTGCAGCCGACGAGGTAGCCATCGGCCACTGCCTGCGCGTAGTCATACACGTAGGCGGGCTGGCCGTAATGCTCCTCAAGCGAATGCTCCTTCGATGTCGGCGGCGATGCGGTCATGCCGACCACCCTCGCCCCGAAGGATCGGAACTCCGCCAGCATCTGAAGCGCAGCCGGGCTGTAGTTCAGGTGGCTCTCGTCAACGATGATCAGGCCAACCGTGCCCAAGAATCGCTGGTAGCGCTTGCGGCTTTGCAGGCTGGCGTAGCAGGCCACGACAACGCCGTCGCCATCGGCCCGCTGCTCCGCCATCTCGATGCCGCATTCCACGCCCCGGAGGCGAAGGCGGTCAGCAGACTGACGCACCAACTCCCTCCGGGGCGTGATGAAGAGATCGCAGGCATGGCCCCAATCTCTTTGCAGTAGCAAGGCGGCGGTTTCGGTTTTCCCGCAGCCGGTCGCCATGTAGAGAGCGGTGCGGTCAGTTGACTGAAGCACCTCAAACACACGGCGGTCTGCTTCCGACTGATACGGGCGTGGCTTGTAGGCCGTCGTGGGCGACAGCCTCGTTGTCCACTCCTCATCCATCCAATCCATTGCGCCCTGCACTGCTGCGGCCCTCCGTGAAAAACCTCCGTGTCAAACCCATCCGCTCATGCGGCGGGCGGCGATCCATCGCGAACGCTCCTGTTCAGGACTCCACTCGTTCCTGATCTGCTGGGTTGCTGCGGCGATTTCTCCGGGGCCGGGATCGCTTAACTTTCGGCCCGTCAGCCCCGTCTGGTCGAACAGCGCCACCAGTTGCTGTGTGGTCATCTGGTTCGCTGCCGCCACCTCCGACACTCGCCTCCTGCTGCACTCGATCCACATCGCCTGAACGTCCATGTTCAGTCTCCTTCACGGTGACACTGCCGGTAACGAGCGAACCCAGCAGCGAATCGAACGAGCCAAGGGTCATCCCACGCAGGATGTCCAACTCAGCAAGCACAGCACGCGCGTCTTTCTTCAGCGCCAACAGCGCTGCCGTGACGAGTTCGTATGCGTCAGGCTCCAGTTCCCACTGCCCGCCTTCGCTTGCGATCCTCCACGCCGCCTCCGCCGCCAGCAGCATCCTCGCCTTGATCTCCAACAGTTCCTTCGTTTCCAGCATTGGTCTTCTCCTTCAGGTGGGTGCTTCGCTTCTGACACAGGGACTCGATCCGCTCGACTGCGTCCGGGGGCATGGCCCCAGACTGCACACGCTGCTTCGCCACGTTTACGTACCGCGCCAACGTGGCGTCATCGGTGGCAAGCGCGACTGCTGCCTCCGCGATTTCCATGTTGGTCTTCCACTTCTTCTGGGTTGCCTCGTCCACGCCGGAGTGTTCCGCCACGCCCTGCGCGTCGGTGTCCTCCTCGGTGGAGATGGACAGCAGCCCCTCGATGGCCGTGCGACAGAGCAACGTCATCGCCGCCTTCCGCTCCTGCACATCAGCGAGGTGCGGGATGCGAAGCGTCGAGGTGATGTACTCGCCCGTCTTGTGGCGGAGCATCGTCACGACGTAGTCGCCGCCCTCGTTCTCGCCATACAGGTGGTTCATCCAGATGCCGTGCTTGGCGAGAGCAGGCATCACCGCACGCCGGATCGCAGAGATCGAGGCGTAGCGGTAGGAGTGACCGTCGCGGCTTCCCTTGGAATCGAGAGGCACCGGAGGGAACTCGGGATGGGCGGAGCAAAGCGCCTCCACCAGAGCGCCCGTGGTGCTGCTCTCCTCGCGAAGAACAGACACGGCGATGTTTCCAATCCTTGGCATCAGACCTCTCCTTTCAGGGCATAACTCGGGAAATAAATCTCCTCCACTCCACGGGCATCGAGGCGATGCCAGCAGTCCAAGTCGAGTCGCATCTGCAACTCATCCAGCAGGCGCAGACACTCGCTGCGACCGTGGTCGATCACGCGCTGCGGCAGCGGGCCAACAACGCTCTCATAGGGCCACACCGTCGAGGTGACGATGAAGACCATGCGATGGGCAGGCCAGCCTGCGGCAAGGCCAGCCGACTCATACATCGCGCTCTGCAAGTGGTAGCCAAACTTTAGCGCGCTGCGCCACCACTCACGTGCCGGGTTCTCGTCCCGCGTTGTCTTCCAATCGAAGAAGTAGTCGGGCGTGGCGCCGTCCACGCGGCAACGACAGGCGTGGCCGTTCCACTGCCACTTGATGTTGAACTCCGCATCGATGGCCCGCTCGATGATCGTGGTGACATCAGAGTTGGCGAGCAACGCCCGTGTCTGATCACGCAACTTTTTGTAGTCAGCCGGGCATACCGGGATGCGCGCCGGATCAAGGTTCGCCTTCCAATCGGCGGCCTTGGCGGAGAACGCTCCGGCAGCAGTTGCCAGAGTGTCCGGGCAGACTTCGACGCGGGGCCAGAACTCCTTTTCCCCCAACTCCCCCCACGAATGAAGGAGCGAGCCGTAGTCGAGGGCATCACTCGACCGGGGCGGGGCGGCCTTGGCGACTTGCCGCCAGTAGTATGCCAGCGGTGATTCGCGCAGCAGTTTCAGGTTGCTGCACGACACCTCCGGCCAGCCGTGATAGGACGCGGCTGGGGTGTGGCAAATCGAAACGGACGGGTCTACTAGCAGCGGCGAGACTTGAACTCGCGACCCCCGGCTTATGAAGCCGGTGGCCGGAACAATCGTCATGTCTGAACCTCCGTATCTGGGGGGCTAGACCAACCTTTTGATTTGCCAGTTCTCAGGGAGGGTGCATTTTTGGAAACAATCCCCCATGTTGAGTACCACTGGCATTATGCGGTTGGCCGAACTCCTTGGCCTGTATTGCGGTAGCCGCGAATGCAGCGACCGCTATTGCGAATCCCTCCGCCGCACCGTGCGGCAAGCCGAGGCGGCTGGCGTCGGCACCGTGGCCGACCTCAAGCCAGCAGTAGTGAACAGATTTCTCTCTAGCCTGTCAACGTCAGCCGTGACCCGGCAAAATGTGCGGCGAGAACTCCTGACGTTATGGAAGTGGGCATTTGAAGAAGGGCTGACCGAGACGCCGCCGATGCGGGTGATGAGGATCAAGGCTGCTGCCAGACCTGTTGAGGCGTGGTCGCTGGCCGATCTGCGGCTGATGCTGACGCGAGCAGAGGCAGACCAGACGCGCATCGGAGGGCATGCCAACCGCAGGGTATGCGAGTGGTTTCCGGGGTGGATCGTGATCGCGTATGACACCGCAATGCGGTTCAGCGATGTGCTTGAACTGCGTGACAGCAACCTTCGCAACGGGTGCATCGCAAGCACGGCACACAAGACAGGCAAGGCGTTGGTCAGGCCACTGTCCGGGCATGGGCAGGAATGGGCGCAGCGCTTGATCAGTGAATCACCCGATGGCTCGCTGTTCACGTGGTTCCTGACGCGCCGCCGCGCGCTGCTGGCGATCCGGGGTTTTCTCGACAGGCAAAAGATACGCGGCTCCAGCAAGTACCTGCGCCGCGCTGCTGCGACCTACATCGAGATGCGTAGTCCGGGCGAATCGTGGCGCTACCTACAGCACTCCGTACCAACTTTGGTACAGCGTCACTACGTGGATGCCTCGCTCTGCCCTGTGCCAGACGGGCCGCCGCCGATCAGGTGACAGAGGTGGTAACTGTTGGCGTGTACCCAAATCTTGGGTTCCTCGCCATCGAGCAGAAGGTAGTCGCTCATCACCTTTTCGTGAGCCGCGCAAAAGTTCCGCAGCACCTTGATGTTGCACGGCTTGCCTCGCGCTGCATACGCCCGTGCGATCTGCTCATCGCTGGCATTGAGTTGGATCACGATGTCAGGAGCAGGCAACTTCAACTGCTTGCGCTTGCGCAAAAAGCGGTAGCCAATCATCCCCTCCACGATCCAGCCATCGTCGCCAACTGCTTGCATCAAGCCGTATAGCGCGGCCACGTGCCCGTCTCCCAGAAACTTGTCCGTGCAGTAAACGGGCAGGCCGCTGTGTTCGGCAAGCAGATGGGCCACGTAACTCTTGCCGCTACCGGGAGGGCCGATGACCACCACGGTGGATGCGTCGTTGAGGTACAGCATCATTCCATGTTGTCGCGGCGCAGCACTGAACGCAGTGGCACCGGCTGCGGCTGCGGCATGTCGCCGGGGGCCGGGGCCACTTGTCGCGGGCCTTGGCCCGGAGGCGGTGCCCACGGCGGTTCCGCTTGGCCGCGCATCTTCTGGAGTTGCCTGATGCGGCCCTCGATTCCTCCGGGCATGGGAGTGTTGATGTTCTTCAACTCACGCTCAAGCACGCGCTGCGCATCGCGGCGCGGAAAGTTCTGCGGTGCGTTGGGGTCAAACTTCGGCGCATCTTGCAGACCTTGGATCATGCGCATGTCGGGCTGCATGCCGGGCATGTCCATGTCTGTCACGTAGCGCCGCATTGGTTGTCCGTACATCGGAAGAGTCATGTTCACCAACTCCAGTTACAAGACCAGTACCCAGCCTTCAGTTTGTCTTTGTGCTGGTCGCAGTTGTGCCGCGACTTGAAGTTCGACCGCCGCCCCTCGTCGCCGTGCCCCTTGCCCTTGCCGCCGCCTTCCTTGTAGTGGCCCATCGAGGCGTCCCCAAAGCGCACGATTCGCTCCTCGCCACCGGAGCAAGCGCGCACAACGAACTTCTTGCCGCCCTGCGTCTGTCGCTTGGGGCTGTTGCACTTCAGGTTGCGGATGAGGTCGCTCATTTCTGGGCTGTCTTGGCGGAGTTGATGAAGTCCTGCTTGCTGGGCGCGCCTTTGTCGCCCGGATCACGCATCTTCTCGCCACTGCCATTGGCGATGCGCCTGCGCTTGGCGTTGATGTTGGCGTACAGACCCTTCTTCAGCGAGCGAATGCGGTCAGTCATCGTTGCACCGGCCAGTTGAGGACGAACACGGGTTTGAGTCCGCTACCCACCAGCGGGCGCGTGGGCGGCGTGTAGATCGGAGGGGCGTCTGGCTGCGGCTGCTGCCCGGCCCGGATCGTGCGGGCGATCTGTCGCCGCGTGGCGCGAGCCTCATGCTCCTCATCGATCTGGCGGAGTTTGCGAATGATGTCGCTCATCGCATCACCTTCACGATGCCACCGTTGGGATCGCGGCCAATCGCGAACCCCTTGCCGGTCATCCGATCCACGCCGCTGCTCACTGTCTCGATGCCCGCCCTGTTAGCGTCCAGCACGGCTGGTATGGCGGGCGGCTCAATAAGATTCATGGCAAATGCCAGCGGCGTTGGCACATAGGGCGCAGCAACGCTGCCGTCGTTGCGTAGCGAAGCGTCGGCCCGGAGCAAGGCCAACGGCCCGCCGTTAGACAGGGCCGCTACGCGCTCGGGGCTGTACACATCTTTGGGGTCGCCGCCACCAGCCACGTACTCCGCCTTTGCGCGGCCTGCGTCCTCGGCCAGTTTGCCGTACTGGGGGCCATACAGCGCTTTGGCGAGCCGGATGATGTCGCTCATTGCCGCACTCCCGTCTTGGTGTTCAAGCCGTCAATGATCAGATTGGGGTGCCCGTCCTTCTTGTGCATGCTGGGCCAGTGCATGTCTGCATCGGGGGTGTGCCCCATCAGGTAGGCCGCGCGGTAGTCATATTGATGCTCCGGCGCATCGGGGTTGGGGTCGATGTCGCCGCGCTTTGACCAAGCGCCATACCAACTGCGAAAGGCTCGTTCGTCGCCAGCGCCCCATGACTCCTGCGCGCTTCGCAGTTTGCGGATGAGTTCGCTCATTGCCGTGCCTTTCGTACCTCGCGCAGGTCGCGGCCAAGGGTGCGGAACAAGGCGTAGTCAGGTATCAGCGCGTCGGGGACTTGCGGGATGTTTTCCTTCGGGATGTAGGACTCGGTGTAGTCCTGCATGAACGAACCCAGCCGACCGGAGAGTTTGCGGCGCGCATCGTTCAACTGCCACGCCGGATCGACGGTGCGGAGTTTCATGCCCATCATGGTGTTGAACCCAGCCTTGGCAAACCTCTGCGACATCGGAATGCGGTCATCAGCGAACGTGCCGCCGATGCTGATCAGCCGCTGCCACGGGCCGGGCGTCACGTTGATCGCCTGCCGGATGAGCGGGTTGAGGCCGGTGGGGGCAGGGGCGCCGGTGGCCTGCTCATAAAGCGATTTGTAGATGCGGTCGGCGGGCGTGACGGCTTGCTCTAGCGGGCGCCGGGAGAACGTGTCGATTCCCGTTGCGAGTTCTGTCGCGCTCTTGATGAACGGGTTGGCCTGCTGGGCAAGATTGTATGCCGTGCTTTGGACGGTGCCGTAGGTGGTCGGTGCGAGGCCAAGCAGCGACAGCGTGTCGATGCCCGGAATGTCAATGTCGGTCAGGAAGGTTGTCTTGTCAGTTTCGCCGGGGATGCCAAGGTACGGCTTGACGGCGTCTGGAATGCGGAAAGCAAACTGCTGCCGCAGCGCCTCCGGTACGTAGGTGTCCTCGTCGCTTGCTTGCAGCGTGGATAGCCCACGAATCGTCTGCGCGTAGCCGCCGCCGGGGTTGTTTGCGATTTGACCGGCAACGTACTTGCCAATGCGCGAAGTGTAGGCCCACCACGGGAAAATGCGGCGCATCGTCTGGCGCTCAAACGAAGTCAGGCTACCGTAGTCCACAAGAGCAGAGGTGATCCGCTTGGCCGCCACATCAGCAGAGATGCCCTGCCGCATGAGGGCAAGCATGCCACCCAACCTCGCAACGGTATCGGTGTAGTCGCTGAACTTCTGCGAAGCATTGAGCGTGGCGTTCCGGGTTTGGTCTGCCGCTACCTTTTGCCACGGCATGCGGAGGCCACGGAACGTAAACTGATCGGCAACCATCTGCCCCAGCGACCGACTGCCATCGGGGATCAGTTCACGCAGAGCGTCCATCTTGCTCATCGGCGCGCTGCCGGGAACAAGTTGGTTCATAATGCCGGTCTGGTTAGAAGTCACCAGATCGCTGGAAGCCAGCGATTCCAGCACGCCAGTGCGGGCAACGTCCTCGGTAAGTTTTTTCTGAATGGCGTCGGCGTCTGCGATGTTGTAGCCGGGCAGTTCCTTGAGCAGCGCAGCCGCATCATCCATGCGACCGCCTACAATCGCCTTCGCCGTCTTCAGGCCGTAGTACACATCTGGGACGTTGCCAGCCTCCAGCGTGAGCAGGAAGGCGTTGCTGTACATGTCGCGCACTTTGGTGGACGGGAACGCGAGGGCAAATCCCTTAAACAAAGTGCTGATTGAATCGAACAGCCAGATCACGTTTTCTTGCGCGCGGGGCGAACTGTAGAAATCGTTCATCCGCGTCAGGCGGTTGTACACCTCCTCCGGCAGTGCGTACTTGCGCAGGTCGATGCGCTGCCAATCCGCCTCTCCAGTGGCCGTTGCGATCGCGCGGCGCAGATTGTCCTGCACAACACGGGAGGCAGAGTTGGTTTTGGCCGACGTATCCATCCCGGTCTTTAGCGCGATCTCGTCCAGCGCGCGATGCAACGGCTTAAAGTTGACGCCGGGAATGGCGTTGGCGCTCATGCCGTCTTTTACAAAGATGGCGGCCTCTGCCATGCTGGCGTACACGTGCCGTGCGTGCGCGCGGGCAGTGCCGGTGCTTGCTAAAGCGCGAGCCTGCGACACCGCCGGATGCTCGCTGAACAGCGGAATGTCGAGCGGGGTCTTCTTGGGGTCGCGGCGCATAACGGTGCGCGCGATGCCCTCTGCCTGTGCCTGCGAAATCACCTCGCCCGGAGCCACCTTGGGCTGCATCAAGGGCTTGCCGGTCTTGCCTAATACCTGATTGCCTTCAGTGTCACGCACAGGCTCAAGGATCAGTTTGCCTTGGCTATCTCGGGCGGCAACCTTGGCCTTAAACGGGCGCACTCGGGGGTCGGGGGCATTCGGCCCCCACTTGTTGTCGATGTACTTCTTGATGTGCGCGCCGACTTGCTCGACCGACAACTTGCTCTGGCGGCCTTCGGCAACGAACTGCTTGACGATTGGCAGTTGGCTGATCTCGCGGAAGTCAACGGTAGCGCCGGGCGTCATTAAGTCCCACGAGCGCGCTTCGTGTTCCAGCATGCGCGTGGTGTTGGAGGCGCGGCTCAATCCGTGGCCGTATTCACCAAAAGACAGTTCGCGCGCTACGCGGGGCGACCATAGGGCGCCAAAGCGGTCTTGCAGGCGAGCGCGCGGAATGCCAAGTTTCCCCGCTTCGGAGTAGGTCATCGCGCGCAGGCTATCCCAGTTCTTCATTACATCCTGAATCGGCTGACCAATCTCGTTGATCACCCGCATGTCGCGCTGCGTGTGTACCCCTTCGTACAAGCGGGTGAGAAAGTCGCGCCCCTGCGGACTGTTAAGCGTGTCCGTGCCAAGGAGTTTCTGCGCATTGGGGGGCAGAACGACGCGGCTAACGAGTCGAGCGTTTTCGGCACCAGCCGCGCGCATTGCCCGCGTCTCCGCCAACTCCAGCGCGGAGCGCTTCATGTTGGAGATTTGATCGATGGCCGCAAAATCCCCGCCGACCCGCTTGTCGAAGAGTTGCGAGCCAAAGCGCGCAACTGGCGACCACCGGGCCGCCTGCCCAACGCGATCCATCGTGTCGAGCATGCCGCGCGCCCAGCGCGGATTCGCGACGGCGGGGTCAACAAAGTTGAAGTACCCCATGCCGAAGGCGCCGCCAAGAGTGTCGTTCTTGACATCGTCATAACTTAAGCCGCGCTTTTCAAGAAACTGATTGACCTTGATCAGCGCCTGCGCGGCGTCTTCTTTGGGCATCGCCTTCAGCGTGTCATCCAGCGTGACCATCGACCTTGCGGTGCGCGGCCCAATAAGCGGGCGGTAGGCGGCGTTCTCGCGCGTAAGCGCCTTGCCTGCTGGCAGGAGATTGCCCAGCCATTCGTAGGCGGCTCTGCCGGTGCGCAGTTGCTCGTTGGCGGCTTTTGCACCGGCGGCAAAGTCTCCAGCGCCTAGCGCAAGCACGGCTGCGTCACTTGCCTTGTCTAAGACGCCAGCCGCCTGTGCTGCCTTGCCAGCGACCTTCAGCGGGGCGGTGCTGAAAATAGCGAGCGGGTCTGTGGCGATTTCCGCAGCCAGCCCGGCCCCGGTAGCGAGCCACGGATTGGAGTCCTTGTTTAGCAGGCCATAGGACTCCAGCAGTTCCCGCCCGCTGACGCGGCGGTCAGAGTCCCAAGAGAAGCCCGATGTCGGATCGCCAGCCAGCACGCCGCGAGCGATAGCGCCGGGGTAGTCCAGCACTTTGCCCAGCACTTCGACGGCATTCAGCGTCTCGCGTCCTAACGCCGAAAGCGCGGACTGCTTTTGTGCCGGGTCTTCGATGTACGGGACAGATGCCGTAGAGTCAGCGCCGCCACTCGGGCTAACGCCGAACATCTGCCCATACAGGCGGCGGGCGTCAGAGGGCGCGCCTAGTGGCTTGAGGCCAAGAGCCATTACCCGTACCTCCGGGCGGGCAGCGCGCCATCCACGCCAGACGGGCCTACATAGCGGTAGCCCTGATCAGCGCTCTTGGTCTGACCAGACAGGCTGGGTTGACGCGATGGGTTGGCGTCCTGATAGTCGAACGGCTGCTTGTTTGTTCCTGAATCGAGCAACTGGTTGCGGATCGTGTCGGGCTGCGGGGCGACAGGGATTTCCCCGAACTGCTCCTCGACGGGGCGGGCAACAGGGGTGGGCGTGTCGGTTTTGTTCACCACCGTCTGCGGTGGCGGGGGCTGGTTGTCAGACGGCTTGTCTTGCGGCGCTGGAGCGCCGGGGGCGTCATCCAGCAGGCCGGTCAGCGGCGTCTCCGGCTGCTTCGGCTGCGCCTCCTTAATCTCGGTAGCCATCTCGGTAGCCACCGGCTGCTGTGCTGGGGGCTGGACAGGCTTCTGCGGCTGCTGCTCGGCTTGCTGTTGGCCGCTTTGCTCCTCTGGGGCCGCAGTCATGGGGGCGTCTTTAGACGGCTCCGCTTGCTGCGGGCGATCCTGCTGGCCGCCGCCCTTGCCGCGTTGCAGCAGGCCGCCAAGCACGCCGCCGCCACCACCTCGGCCACGGCCAAGACCGCGAGCAATGCCCCCGCCCAACAATCCGCCAAGCAGTCCAAACACGGCTATTGCCCTCCGGCTTTAGCCTTCTGCTGCGCTTCGTCCCAAGTCATGGGCTTGCTGCGGTTTTTCATCGCCGCCGCAAGCGCGTCCTCGCTGTCGGACAGGCTCATGCCCTGCTTCTTCCAATACTCGTTGTCTTTGTCATAGTCGCTCTTGGGCGCGCCGCCTCCGCCTGCGCCGCCGCCGCCGGAGCCACCACCACCACGGGCGCGGCTCATAAACAGTTTGATAAGCGCGGGGATAAGCGCTGCCATGCGTGGCCTCGTTATTCGTACTGGATTCCGCCAAGCGGGTTGTACTTGTGCGGCGGGAGTGTGTCATTGCTGTCAACGGGCTTGGACTGCTCGGGCGCCTCGTCGCCGCCCCAGAATGACTTGACTTGTTGCCACTGGTTGTTCCACCACGAATCGTCCTTGCGGTACTCCGGGTTGTGGAAGGCGTCACCCGCCTCCTCCAAAAAGAAATCGTAGAACTTCTCGGCGCGCTCGCGCGCGACGGTGTCGATTTCAAGCAAGTACGCTTCGCGATCGGCTGGCGACAGGTTTTCTGGCATCGGGCGCTGCGTGGCGTACAGTTGCCGCATCGAGCGCTCCAGCGGGCGGTAGACGTTGCTGTCCATTTTCGCGCGGACTTCAAGCCAATCTTGTTTCTTCCATGCGTCGGTGCGCTGGAGGCCCGAAATGATGGTGTCGGCGGCGCGATACAGCGTCTCGTCATACATAGACTTGAGCGACTGCTTCTTCCGATCGGCATACACATCGTCGGGTTCGTTGGGCAGGCGCGGCACTAGGCGGGAGTCCACGTTCTCCGCCAGACCCTTGGCATCGCGCAGCACCATTGCGTGCGAAATGACGCCGTGTACCGCGACGGTGCCATACGCCTCGGCTTCTGCATTTGCCATCATCTGGGGAGTGATTGTGGCCGTGACGGCAGCGCCGCCCTGCGGCATGATCGGGTTGCCGTCCTTGTCCACAGAGAGCGGGGCTTTGCTGTCCAGCCGCGCCAAAAACATGGCGAGAGTCTGTGGGTCGCCGCCCTGACTCAAGTACTTCTGCTTCATAGCCACGCGCCGCCCTTCCGATCCGGTCGCGGTGGTTTCGTCGGCGTGAACCGTCATGGCGCGAGTCAGGCCCATCTCGACATCAGCCTGCTCCATTTCCTTGTCTAACTTGAGGCGAGCCTGCCCGGCGGCGTTAAGGGATAGGTTGCGACTGAACTCATCGTTGACCTTGTTTTGCGCGTTGATGTCATCAATCAGTGCGTTGTTGCGCTGCCGCTCAAAAAACGCGCGACCGCCGTGCTGGCCCATCTGCTGCTGCTGCCACGCCTGCTGCGTCATGGCGGTCTGGTCTGAAAAATCGAGATCAGGCGCGCCGGAAACGGGCGCACCCGAAACAACAGTGCTGCCGGTCATCATTGGCGAACTGGACTGCATTACGGGGCTACCCACCACGGTAGAGGTGACAGGGAAACCGCCGTCATCGACCATGCGGCACTGGCCTGACGAGCAATCCATTCGACGCCCAGAAGATGGGCGCTGCATTGGCGCCGGGCCGCCGGAGAAGAAGTTGCGAATCGGCCCGCCAGTTTCCTGCACAGGGCTATCGGCCGCTCCGCTTCCGCCTGCGGTGCGAAACGGACTGCCGCCGCCGCCTGTGCTGGCAAGCATTATCCCGCCTTCGCCGTCTGCATCCGCCGCCGGGCCGCGCCGCGATACAGGGGCGGGCGTGGAGACATCGGCCCCTTGCGCCGCGTCCATCGCGGCCTGCGATTCAAGGGGGTTTGGCCCCATGACATCCGAGAACGGATTCCGCCTGCGCTGGCGGGACAAAAGGCGGGAAAGAAGTTCAGCCATGTGGTTACCTCAACGTGCTTATGGCCGCGCCGGGCCGTAGTTGTGCAGGTTTCCGGCAGTTATCACGAAACCGAGAACGGGATGCTTTGCGGGCCTTGCCCAAAACTGCTGGTCGCGGACACAGTTGCGGCTGCCCCTTGATAGTCCTGCTCGATCCTCGCCAGCCCGTGGCCCACGAAGACCGTTTCGAGTGCGTTGGAAGTCGGTGACACGAGAGTCCCGTCGAAGAAAAAGTTGTAGTCAGTGATCCGCGTGCCGCCATCGTTAACGGGAAAGGCGTAGACAACAAACGTACAGTCATTCGCGGCGTCGTAGTACGCATTAGTGATCGTCGGCGCGCCCGGCACGGTCAGGGGCGGGAGCCGGAATGGCTGCACGGAAAAATCATCCCATCGCGCATTGCCGTGAATGTCGATGGTGTAGATGCCATGCCGCGTAGCCGACAGTCCGACGTTAGAAGAGAAGTTGAATGTGTGCGTAACCGCGTTACTGATGTTCGCTATGAAATCTGCGTAAATGGCGCTGCCGTTCATCGCGATGCAAATCTCACCTGTCTGGCCTGTGCGACCGCCTAGACACGAGCCGCGCGTAGTCGAATCAGCCAGAATCGATACCGACCCGTTCTGCACTTGCGCCACTATAAACTTTGCGCAGTTGGTTGCTGCATAATCAGACAGGGCGACGAGAAAGTTGTTGCTGTCCTGATAGCGCAGGATAAGGCCGCCAAACCCGTAGCCGTATCCGTTGTCGCCCCACTTCACACGGGAGCGCACTACGCAGTTGGCGGTGTTGGCATTGACGGTGGCGAGTCCGGTATTATGCGCACCGAACACTCCGTAGTAAGAGTAGGAAGTGAAGCAGGCTTGATTCCCGGTTATCGCGGCAGTGCCAAACTGGTTCTGCCATCCAGACGCGCCGGGCTGTAGCACATTAGGGCTGCGAGCAGACAACGCAGTTCCATTGCTGGCGGTAAAGGCGTCCGACACAATGGGGCGGATTAGCGACCACCGTGAATCGCGCCGCAAAGATTCGGCCTCGCGGATATTCCACATGCCGCCCGCGCCCGCGAACATGGCAGGAGACACAGAGTGGCCGATAAATCCCGCGCGTCCTCGCATTCGTCACCCCCTGCTACACAGCGAAAACATCAAACCGAGAAGCACTTGCGGGCGCCGGGCCGAGGAGCAATCCGGTGTAGGTGCCATGCGAAAAGTCGCTGTTGACAACGGACAGGATTTGAGCGTTGTTGTAAAACCCGGTGATCGTGGAGCCGTTCACGCGGATGCCAAACGTGTCGCCGACCCGCATCGTCGGAATCGATGTACTGGTCAACGTAGTGCTGCTGTACTGCGCATTGCGGTACAGGGATGCGTTATTTGTCGCGGTTACGTGCAATCCATACCCAATGTGGTAGTTACCCGGATACTCGTCATAAGCCGTTGTCCGCGCCAGCACGGCAAAACTCCCAACCGCACCCACCACGCATTGGGCATAAAAGTTCGTCCTGCCTGTGTGCAAGACGCTGCCGGAGTTGTTGTAGGCGTCATTCGTTCCGCGAACAGCAGACGATGAGCCGGAGCGAGCGAGACTGCTGGGGAGGTCTTCAACCACATAGTCTCCCCATCGCGGAGAGTGCGATACAGAAGACAGTAGAACGCCCGCAGACCCGGCGAACGTGTCTGACAGGAATGGTATTTGAATAACGGGTGTATCGCGCAGCCCCCACACGCCACTGGCGACCGGCGAGCCGCGAGGTTCGCGGTTGAATCCGATGTAGCCTGCAATGGGCTTCATGCGCCACCGTCAGCGGACGCCGCCGCCCTTGCCGCACCGTAACCCAGCATCAGCGCCTCAAACGCTGCGAACGTCAGCGTATGCCGCTCGCCCGCCATATCAGTTACCACGCAGGGCTGTGTCACCCCCAACTGATTGGCCCGCGCAGCAAGCACGTACAACCCCGTAAGCAGGGCCACATCGTTGGCCTGCCAACCAAGCCGCCAGCCTTCCGGCGTCTCATATCCCGCTTCCAGCCACGACGGCTCCGGCGGCGGCGGAAACAGCGCGTCGAGGTCGGCCTGCGTCAGCGTGGATCGTGACCAGCCGGTAGCGGCGAGAATGTCGGGATCAGCGCTCCACTGCGTAGGATCAGTCCGCGTGCTGCCGTCAGGCAACTGCACCCGAAACGGCAGTTCCAGCGCAGCCGCGCCGGAAGCGTCACGCCAGCAGGGGTCGTTGATGGATGGCATCTCAGGTGATCTCCTCATGCGCGGTGGTGAAAACAATGTCTCCACTCGCGCTCGCCAGACCGGCGAGTGCCCAGCCCTCGGGGAGATGAATCGGATTTTCGCGGGACACGATGACGAGCGAGGCGTCGGCGGGAACAGCCACCGTGCTGACGATAGCGTGCGAGTTCGTGCCGTCCGTGGTGGTCACGGTCACATCAGCGACGTTCGTCCCGTCGATGTTCGCTGCGATCAGCGACACGACGCGGATCGCCATGTTGCTGCTCGCACCGCATGACACGATGGTCTGCGAGGAAGTCGTGGCGGCAAGGCGGGTACTCTTGAACTCGACCTTGGTCGGGCTGTTGACGTTCGGCGCGGCCATGACTCACATGCTCCAGTGGTAGACGGGTGTAAGGGTTTCGGCTTTCCAGAGGCTTGTCGATAGCGGTAACGCTACAGCAGTAGCAATCGCAATCGGGCGCAGGAGTCGAGGACTCATCGGCATGGGTCAGCCTCCTACGATTTCCGCCCGGCGGGTGGCGTACTCGGCGCTGATCTCCGCGCGGTGCTGACCGTAGGCCAGCATCAGCATGGTGAGGTCGGTGATGTCATCGAACGGATGCGGCAGGCCGTCCTTGTCCACCACTGGCGGGATCGGCCCGCCCATCGCGGCAGACTCCTTGGCGAGAACGTAGTTCCCGGTGAGGAGCGTCACATCCGACTGCTCCATCCCCATTACCCAGCCATCCGCCGTGGTAAACCCGGCGGCGATCTGCGCTTGGAACCATTCCTCCAGCGCACGCAAGGCGATCTGCCGGTCGATGGCGGCCTTCTTTGCCTCGTCCACGACGATGGTGGGGTAGCCGCTGGAGAGATCAAGCACCCACGCCGCGCTGTAAGTGGAGTCCTCCGGCAGTGCGGCGGGGTCGATGATGTAGTGCTGAAGCCCTTCCGGCACCACGATGTCGGCAAGCGCTTCAATGCTCATGCCGGAGTCCGCGAGATGGTTGACGAGCGCAAGCGCCCCGTCCTGTGTGTAAGCAATAATCATTTGGTTACCGGATTACCACGACATTGATGCTGTTGTAGTCGGTGTAGACCCACCGGGGGTTGCCAGCGTTGAAGTCCCATTCGCGCAGGTGGAATGTGAAGTCGGTTGTGTTTTTGCTGGTCACCGTGAACACCGCCGCGCCGACGTTGGCCGACACAAACGGCACGTAGTTTGTGTCTGGCATGGCGGTCGAAAACGTCACGACATAGTTTCCGTTGGGCTGGCCGACAGTGCGGGCAATGGAGGCAAACCCAAAGTTGCCGCCCGTGTGCGCAGCCGGTGGCGTGGCCGTGCCGTTGAGGTGCAGGAACGCACGAACAAACTTGGCGTTGTACAGCGTGTCGGTGCCAGCCAACTCGGCCTGAATCACCCCAGTGGAGTTGATAGTCAGCCGCGCCACGCCGTTGGTTGCAAGCGCGATGTTGTCAGCGGCAGGCGAAAACATGCCGGTGTTCGTGTCACCCGTGAAGGTGTACGACGGCATGTTCGCGGAACCCGCTGGCACGAACACCTGACCAGTAAACGCTGGGTTGTTCAGCGTTTGGAGGGCATCGAGGTACGCACGCGCATCAGGCCCGTTGGCGGTGGCAAGCAGCCCGCGTGCGTATGAGGTGCAAACAATCTCTGCCCCGATGCCCGCCCCGGCCAGCGTGCGGCTGATGAGTTTGTCCGGGCCGGTGAACTGCACCTTGGCCGCCGTGACAGCGCCGTCCTGAAGGTGCGTCGAGTTGACCGTGTTCGCTCCGGGCGCGCCGCCACCCAGCGCGGCGATCTGGCTGGCCGTGCAGCGGCTGGTCTGCGTGATGCCAGCGTCAACAATCGGCACGATGTCGCCGGGCTGTACCGAAGACAGCACCGGCAGTTGCGAAATCTTGACCGCTTCTGGCATCGGGTCAGCCCTTGAGATAGACGTTGCACGTGACAGTCGCACCCGCCGCCGCAGTCGCCGTGACATACGTCGCCGCGAACACCGCATCCGGCACGGCATAGCAGCGGTCTGCCTGCACGGTTAGCGTGACCGGACTGTTGCTGCTGTCCGCAGCGGTGAAGAACTGCGTGGATGCGGCGTTGGGGCGCGTGCCAAACGTGAGTACCACCGGACTCCCGGTAGAGGTGGCCGTCACTTGCAGCATTGCCCCGCTGTGCATGGCGAACTGGAATCCGCCCGTCGATGCCTGCGTTGCGGTGAACACGACACTGGTGTTGGTTCTGTCGTTGAAGCGGGCAATATGTTGCACGTGCTACTCCTTACTGGCCGGGCGGCGGCATATAGATGGATTGAGCGGCTTCTTCGGCCCGCTGACGCGCCATGCGGCGGCGCTCTTCTCGTTCGCTGGCCTGCTCCGGTGAAGGCTGGGGCGTGCCCGGCAGCATGGCGTACCCTGCGGCACCAACCCCGCCAAGCACCGCAAGCGGGAGTAGGTAGTCGGCAATACGCTCGCCAGAGCCGGTGATCACATCGGCCCCCATTCTCCGCAAAAACTGTGGGGCGCGACTTTTGAACGCATGCCTTGGGCGCTCGCCGGGTTCTGCGCTGCCGTCAACGGCTTTGCCTTGGCCGCTGCCGCCTCCGCCGCCAGTCTTCGCGAAGGGGTCGGGGCTTTCGCCCATAAAAGACTGCCACTGCGCGGGCGTGATCGCCTCGGCGTCCGCAATCTGCCGCGCTGTGCGGTAGCCAAACGGCGGAGGCTGATAGTCGAATGGGTTCGCCTGCTCGGTTGCAGGCTGTACCGGCTCGTTGTTCATAAACGATTGCCATTGCTCGGGCGTGATCGCCTCTGCCCGCTGAATAGCCTCGGGACTACGGTAGCCAAACGGCGGCGGTGCGTCAGGGGGCGGCGGCTCGTCCGGCGGCGGCGGTGCGTCGGGCGGGGGAGGCGGCTCGTTGTTCATAAACGATTGCCATTGCTCGGGCGTGATCGATTCTGCTCGCTGAATCGCACCGGGACTACGGTAGCCAAACGGCTGCTGCGGAACGCCAAATGGGTCAGGGTGCATCGTCGCAGGCATGCTCGCGGGCATAGCGGGCTGGCCCATGAACTCGCGCCACTGCTCTGGCGCGATAGCAGCCACCCGCGCGCGCTGCTCGGCCGATCGAGGAGCGAAAACATCATTAATGTCGAACGGATCGTAAGCGCGCTTGTTTTCCCACGCAGCGGGCTGCTGCGGCGCAGAATCGCCAAGCCCCTCCATGTCGGCTACGGCCGCAGAAACTGGGTCAGCAGGCTTCTCGGCGGCAGGCTTCTCGGCGGCAGGCTTTTGGGCAGGCTTCTGGGGGGGGTTGGGTTTCTGCTTGCCAGCCGCGCCGCGTGTTTTTTTGGATGTGGCGGCTGCTTTCGTTTTGGCTGCGGCTGCGCGCAAGTCCTTCAGCGTGTCCTCGCGCTGTCCCTCGTATTGCCACTTGTAGCCCGGCCCCATGTCGTTTTGTGTGAGCAGTTCGTCATCGGACAGGGCCGGAGGGTCTTCCAAGAGGTCTTCGTCGCCCGCCCGTTCGGGCAAGTTGCCGCTTTCAACCTTCTGGTTGGTGTCGGACACTACGGCGCCGCCCTTTCCGGTCTTTGCGGCTTGCGGGGTTGCGTACAGCGCGTCGGCCAGCGCCGCAAACCCCTTGGTGACATTCTTGGGGTCGGCCCCGCGCACGATTCGCAGCGCCTCGGCCGCTAGTTCAGCGTCTTCGCCGCCCTCATCTACTCGCGTTTGCAGGGCTTGCCACATCTCCAGCATTTGCCGCTTGGAGGTGTCGCTGTCTCCCGCCACGATGGCGTCAAAATCCGCGCGCTTTTTGGGAAAATCGCCGGAATCAAGCAGTTTGCGAAGGCTGGCTTGGGACATGGTTAAACCAAAAGAAAGCGCATGGGGGAGTTCTGCGGCAACTTGTATATGGACGCGCTGTCGGTGGTTCCGGGGCCGTCTCCCTCGCCCATCAACCGCATCAGTTCCTCGATGGCCTGCTGCTCGGCGTCAGTGGAATCGGGAGGCGGAGCCGGGGTTTCGGCCTCTGCCCCCTCTCCCATGAGCCGCATCAGTTCGGCCTCTGCGGCGGCTTCCTCGGGCGAGGCGGCAGTGGGATCACGGCCCAGTTGGTCTTCGATGTTGCGAATCGGCTTGGCGGCAGGCGGGCGCTGCACAGCGCGCTCACCATACACCGGATACGGGTAGTCCTGCGAGCCAACTCCTGCGCGCGCAGCCTTCTCCATTGACGGGCTGGCGAGGAACGGCTCGCCGTTCCAGTACGCAGCAGCATCCGGCGTAGTGGGCTGGTCTGGCGCGGCGGCAATCGACCGCTCAATAAGCGGCGTTATCCGCTCCATGAAATCGGGGTCTTCAATGGAAAACAGGCTGCGGATCATGGCCGTAATGTGCTGCCCGCTTGGCATCAGATTTGGGTATGAATAGTTGCCTTCTGCGTCTACCAACGCAAAAGGCGCGCGCCACCACGGAAACATCTGGTCAAGGTCAACCGTTGCCTCGTTGTCGATAGGCGCGCTAAATAGGCCGGATGCCTCGGCTTCAGCCTCCGACACGCCCTCAAACTGATATTCTTTCCTGACCGGGGCGGTCTTCTGGTACAGCGGAACAATGACCTTTTCGTAAGCGCCAAGGTTGCGCCGCTGCACCTCGCGCTCAATCTCCAGTGGTTTCTTGCCGCTCCAGCGAGCGCCCGGCCTTTGGGAAGTGCCGGTGGTAACCACCGTGTCTGGGTCAGGCCCGGAAGACGGCATGGCAACGTCATACAGCGCGCGCCGTAGTTCAACGTCTTGCTGATCGAGCCAGCGGCTTGCGGCCTTGACCGCTTGCGTGCTGCTTTGAGAGCCACGCAATACAGAGTAGAGCGCAGGGAGCCGAACCCCACGGGGCAGGGTGCCAATGTTCTCATCCACAAAAGCCGCCACAGCGGCCCGCCTGTCGCGACTTGGCTGCACTACGCGAGGCAGCGTGGCAGCGCCCCCGGTTTGCTCGGCGGCGTCCTCGGCCTTGGCAAGTTGCCCAAGTTGATCGCCCGCAAGCCGGGAGCGAGCCGTGCCGCGAGTGCTTGCGGCACCCTCTGTCATGCCCCAAAACTCCATGTCATCTTGCGTCAGGCCGCCGCTGCCGCCGCGAGGGCGCTGCTCTGCTGTGTCGAGCATCCCGTGCAAGGGGCTAAGGCCGCGCGCCGCCGGAACGTCGAGCGGCGTGACGCCATCCTTTGGCTCGAAATGCGAGTGCGTGTCGGCGCTCTTGACCACTTTGTTCTTAGAGTTGAGGTAGTCAGGGCGCACCATGTGTGCGCTGTGGCGCGCAGACACGGCGAGATGCGAGCGATCCCACGTGGGGGTTTCCGCGTTAATCGTGGCCCGCGCGGCTGCGCGCGCTCCCTCTTCGTCATCGAGCAAGCCGCTCAAGGCCGGGCCGTCGCCCACGCCTCCTTTTAGAGGCGCTTGCTGCGAGTCCCGCGTCACCGTGGCGTCAAGAAGACCGCCAAACAAATCCAGCACGCTATTGCCGGGGGCCGCCTCTGGCGTTTGCGCTCGCTTGGGGGCAATCAGAACGCCCCCCCGCGTTGCCTGCACTTGCGCGTCCTTTAGAACCTGAATGAGGTTGCGTTGGCGAGCCTGTGGGCCATCAGGCGCGATAGTGACACGCCTCCATCCGCGCGCCTTTTGCGCCTCGCTCCAATCTGTGCCCGGCTGCTCGACCTCCACGCGCTCCTCGCCGCGCTTGGGGGCGGGTGGCTCGGCTTGCTTGGGGACGAGCAGTGTCCTCGGCCCCGCGTTTTCCACCGCCTCGTTTGTGGCCTGCGCAAACTTTTGCTTCTTTGCCGAACCGCGCTTGGCTTTCGCGGGCGCGGCAGGCGGCTCTGCCAACCCTCCGCCCAGCAGTGGCTCAAACACCTCCGGCCTGCCTGCGCGGCGCAGCACCAGCGCCCTCTCGTCGGGCGACAGCCGCAGCAGCGCACCAGCCACGTGCCCCGTAATCGTGTCTGGCTCGCGGCGGTGCGTCTCTGCGACGGTGCGCACCAGATCAGCCAACTCATTTAGTGGCTTGATGGCTTGGTTAACGCCGGATTTCGCCGCCTTGGCGGCCTGCCAGTTGGACAGGGCTTGTCTTGCGCGCTCGGCTATTACCTCGGCGCTCGCCGCAACGTCTTTTTCGGGGGCCAACTCCTTGTCAATGATGCCAAGACCGCCGTCCTCTGTGGGGGCAAGCGTCTCAACAACGCCCACGCCTTTGCCGTACTGCTCGGGAACGCCGAGTTGCGGCAGGCGCGCGCTGGCAAGGAGTTTTCTAGTTTCGCCAGCCATTACTTCTTGGGCTTCTTTTTCGGCGCGGGCTTGGCCTTGGACTCGATCTCGTCCATAGCCTCGTCGGACAGGTCTTCGTCATCCATTTCGACCGGGGCAGGGGAGCCGTGCTGCTCTTCTGCGAGGTCGGCCAGTTTCTCGCGCTCCTCGTCAGCCTCTTCAGTCGCCTCGTCTTTGTCTGCCTTCTCTTTCTTGCCGCGCTTGTGGATGGGCAGAGAGCGCTCTTTCTCCGACATCACGGCGTCTTCCAGCATCTCGATGAGAGCGGACTTCGTGAACTTCTTGAACGGGTTCTTGCCGAGATTCATTTCCATAGCCACACCTCAAATAAGGCCGCCAAGGATCGTGGTCTGCCGCGCCTTTGCGGCCACCGCCTCCTTGATCATGCGTTCGTAGTCGGACAGGTTGACATCGACAAACCGCTTGTAAGCGGCCATGCGTTCCCGGTTGAGGGTCTGGTCGCGGCCCAAGATCAGGTCGCGCACCCAGCCCTTCTCGCCAGCCAGCCGCTCTTGGAACTGCAAGTCGGAGGATGCGGAGTCCGAGAACTTGGTCAGCATGTCCTGCTGGGCTTGCGCGTACCCCTTGGCCGCTTCGGTGTCGGCCTGCACGCCAGACCTGTAGGCGCCCATCTTGCCGCCAGCGCCGATGCCCTTGCCCTGCTGCTGGTTGTACTGGCGCTGGTCACCCTGATAAGCAGCCTGCGCCATCGCTTGGTTGCGGCTGGAGTCTTGCAGGCGCGCGTCCGGGGTGATCGGCCCGGTGAACGTCGTGCTGTAGTTGTTGTTGGTCTTGTACTGCGTGGGCGAGTTTGTCTTGGGCGAGTTGGTGAACATTTAGAGCAGCCCCCCGATCATCGATAGCCACATAGCGGTCTGCTCGGCGTTCTCGTTCAGCCTCTCGGTGTGCCAGTACTGGGACAGGTCTTTGATGCCCGTCGTGTAGCGCGTGTCGGTGTCCTCACCAAAGATCGCCTTGTAGACCTCCATTTGGAAGCGGTCGCTGGCGTTCTGTCGCTGGGCAAGAATGTCCTCGGCGCGGGCCTTCTCGGCCTGCTGCCGGTACTCGGTGTTGAACTTGTCGGCAGACTTGTTGAGCGACTGTCGGCTGAAGTCGGCTACAGAGCGGGACAGCGCGGCCCGCGAGGACGCCCCGGCCCCGGAGCCGTAGGACTGCGGGGTCTGCTTTACGGAACTGATCTGCGCCATGCGACCGGGATCGAGCGGCGGGCGCGTTGAGATCGAGGACTGATAGCCACCGGCTGGCGGCTGGATTTCCGTTGGGCCTACGGTGGGGAAACGCGGGCTGCGGAAGCCCGGCTGCGGCATGCGGCCCAGCGGCGGCGGATCGGCAGGCTTCTTGTCGGCGGTGCCCGTGTAAGGCGTCCAGTTGCCGACTTGCTTGTAACCGGGGTTTCCGTAGTCAGAACGCATGCCGTCACCCTGTCCACAAGAACGCGCTTTGGAGAAACTCGCCGGGCGGAGTGCCTACCTTCTTAATCCCGCATTGCCCGCCAAGGCTGTCCTTGATCTCGATCTGCTCGATGTTCTTGATCTGCATGAACTCTTGCGGCTTGAGCCGGATGCGGATCACCGTGCCCTCGGGCCGTTCCTCGACAGTGGCCTCTAAATATTCTTTTGGCTCGACTTCCACCGAAATCGGCACCGACTCGACCTCGCCGGTCGCAGCGTTAAGGCGAGCGTGGTCACCTCCCTGCTGCCGGATGTTCAGCGTCACCTCGGACTGCGACACCTCGTCCGTTGCTCCGGTAGCCACCGAGACAAACTTCCCGGCCTTCACATTGGGCGTGGACAGGGTGGGTGAGGCGGATGCGGGTTGGGCGCCGTCATACGGGTGCCGGGTGTCGCGTGGCTGATACTTCACGCCGCTGCCACGAACGCGCGCTCGGAATGGACTATCCACGGGGTGGTCGAGGTTCGGCAGCAGATACCGGCGGGTATCGGCGTCGATCATGCGCATGCGGTCGGTCGGGGTGGCGTCCGATAACTGCGGGCCGGTGGACAGCCGCCCGGTGGCGGCGTTGTCGATGGCGTTGCTGATGAGTTTGGCGGCTGCTGGCGAGATGCCGCCATTGATCAGGCTTTTCTCAAGATCACTCGGCATCCTCGACAACTCCGTTCAAGTTCAGGCTGTGCAGCACGAACTGATGCGGCTGCTTGACGATGTCGTTCGCGATCCAAAAGTTGGTGCGCTCCCACGGGCTGGCCTGCTCCGGCCTGCCGTACAGTTCGACCTGAAGATGCTGATCCTCTCCGGTCATGTCCGTGTACACGCGGGAAGCGAACTTGGCCTTGGCAACACCCGTGGCAAACCCAAGATGCGAGGCTTCACGGCTGGTGTTGAGGACGGTGCTGGCGCTGTCCTGCCGATGCACGAACCCGCCCGGCCCGCCTCGGTCGCGGCGCATCAGGTTGGCCCGCATCTCGTCGCGTCCGTTGAACCGCTCGATGATCTCGACTTCCTTGTCGGACTGCGTAGGCGTATAGACCACCGTGACAGAGCGGTCGATCAGGCCGTCGCCACCCTTGGCGTTGTCCTCGTTGACCAACTGCATGAAGCCAGTTGCCATGCGGAACGGCACGTGGGTGCGGAACGGCTTGCGAAACATCACTTCCATTTCGGTGCCGCCGTAATCCAGCCAGCCCGGCGCATTGCCAACCAAGCCGTCGCCGGTCGCGTCTACACGGAATCGCTCCTCCATGGCCTTGGCAGCAGCCGTGCCCAAGGAATGCGACTCCAGCGTGGAAAGGTACTCCCACGAATCGGTCATCGACCACGCGGCCAGAAAGCCAAACGTGTTGTTGCGATACAGCAACTGATTGACGCCGTTGATGCGCTCCGCCGCGAGCGGCGTTTCGTTGTTGGCCGCAAACGCAGCCATCGTCAATCGATTGCCCCAGAACTTAATGGCGGTGCTGTTGGCAAAGAGTTCGCCAATCGAGTTGTAAGACAGGATCGTGCTTTCTTGCTGGTCGATCCATGTCTGCCCGGCGGGTGGGCCGTACACGCGCGCGGCCCCAAACAGCATGCTGACCGGCGTGCCGTCCGGGTGCGTGAGGTGGATGTTCTGGCCGTCGATCCGCGACACGAATGCGTTGAGCGGAATGAACGGCCCGATAGCCTCCATTCCAATCTCGGCTACGGGGGTTTCCAGCCGGATCGGTGCAGTGGCCTCGGTGGTCAGTAGTGCGGACAGTTCGGAGGAGAGGTTAGCCGTGACGGCTGGCTCGATAGTCGTGAGCCTGCGGGGCTTGAGGCGAACGTAGTCCTGCCCCTTAGACACCGTGCAGAGGCGGCGAACCAGAGGGGTAACCGTGTAGTTGGCATAGGCCACCGCCTGCACTCCGCCCGGCTCCGGCGCGCCGATGTCCAGTTTGATGGCGTCGTACTCCACGCCCTGCAACGCCAGCCCATCGTGCGTGGCGAGTGGGCTGTTGTTCTCTGCGAGCAGGCCGATGCCCCACGATGCGGCCCAGCCAGCGCTCTGGATGATCACATCGACCAGCCGCCCCTCGCTCACCACGCCCCGGACAACCGCACCTGTGCAGTTGGGCACCGTGATAGCGGGAGCCTCCCGGTATCCGCTGCCGCCCGCAGTCACGAACGCATCGGTGAGGGAGTCGTTGGCGTGATCGCTGTCTCCGGCGATCTCATACAGGTTGCCATCCACGCCCCCCAGCAGGATCGTGGTAAGGCGCGCATCGCTCGGCCTGCCGGTGCAGGCTGCGGTCAGGCTGTTGGGATAGGACTCTGTCCACCACGTGCCCGCCTGAATGTCGAAGCACAGGGCGAACGCTGGCGTGTCCGTGGGGTTCGTTTTGAGCGTGCAGAAGAACCGCAGAATGTGCGTGCGCGGATCGGTCTGTAGGAAGAACGTCTCCCGCTTGCTGAAGTCGATCAACTCGCTGACGAAGAAGTCGCGAATGGGTAGACTGATGTCCTTGACCTCGCCGTTACGGGCCATCGAGTAGATGCCCGATTCGTCGGCGGCATACAGCACGTTTTCGTGGATGTCCCACCCGCGCTGATGCAAACACCCTCGGTGCGCCATCATCTGGATCGAGGCGTCTACTGCCGGGTCGGTGTTGTAGGAAACGGCGTAGGTGTGCGAGTGCTGCATCGCAAGCAGCATGCTGCCGAATGGAACGAGCGCAGTGAGAACGTCGGTGTTCTTCTGGTTGTTCTGGATCGGCAGTTCGTTCACATCGGGGAACGATTCAAACTCGTCAAACTCGCTATAGAACAGCGTGTTGACATCCTTGCCGCTAGTGCTGGCCCCCATCCAAAGGCGGTCTTGGAACGCCACGCCTACGGCCATGTCGGTGCGCGGCCTGCCAAAGCGATAGGCATTCACGGAGCCGTTGGGCAGCACGACAGGCATGGCAGCGTAGTTGGCCCGGTCGGGGTCGAACAACTGCTCGTCAGTCAGCGTGTCCCCGCCCACGATCTCGACGCCGTTCGGGCCGGGCGCCCCATACGCCTCCAGCCGATAGAACACCAACGATTGGTCGGCACTGGTGCGCCAGAGTTCAACCATGTCGGCACGGTCGGGGGGAGTCGCGCCCGGCAGTGACCAAACAAGTTTGGAGCAATGCGTGCGGCTGTCGTTTGGCCCGGCGTCCACATCAAAGATGGGCGACAAGTCGCTGTAGGCGATTGGCTTGGTCAGGTCGCGAATCGTGACGGTTGTTGTCGGACGCGCGGCGAAGATCACAAGGTTGCCGCTGTTGAGCAGTTCCAACTCGGCATTGGGGTATTCGCCGGGCGCGAATGTCTGTGTTGACCAATGCGGCAGGTCATCGCCCAACCGGATCGTCATGCGCCCCAAGCCGCCAAAGGACAGGCGCGAACCGGCAATGCTGGTGCCCGCGTTCCAGATCACCGTGGAGGTGTCGAGGTCGGTGATCGTGAGGTCGCCGCCTGTCTCCATCTTGAGTTCGTATCGCCCGTTTGGAGAGCGAATCGCCTCTCCGGGGTCAAGAAACGATCCCGTTAGAATGCGAGACGCGCTGTTGCTGGAGCGCGGAGTAGCGGTGCGCGCCGGGTCGCTTTGCCAAACTGGCGCCCCAGTGTTTGCCAGCGCCGTGATCTCCTGATTGATCTCGACTTCGGCCCCGTTGACGCTTTTGATCTTGGAGCCAAACGGAATGCCTGTGCCCTCTACCAGCATGTCGGGCTTGATTTCGGCAGCGCCATAGCCGGTCAACGACAGGGTGGTGGGCGAGTCGAGGCGAGAAGCCGTGGCGGTGGCAACCACAGTTTCGGTGCGATCCACGTACCTGTACGCACAGCGGTACTTGCCACGCATCGCAGGACGCATGACGGTGGTCAGTTCCGCCGCCCGCGCGCTGGTGTAGAGTTCGGGGGCCGATGTGTAAGACGCGCCGGGGTCAGTGATCTGCACCGACTCGATCCGCCCGTTCTCGACGGTTGGCGTCACCGCCAGCCCGTAGCCATTGCCTCCGCCGCGCACCAGAACAGTCGGCGGGGCGAAGTAGTTCTGGCCCTTGTTCAAAATCGTGATAGACGCGATTGAGCCGGTGCTTTGCGCCGAGAGCGTGTCGAGCGTGGCCGCCGACCATGTCAGGGTTTGTGCCGCCACGGCGGTAGATGCGGCGGCGCCAACATCGCGGCGAAGCAACGTCACCGTGCCCGTAGCGCCGGTGGCGTAGCCGTCACCCGGAATCGTCACCGTGGCCGGAGTGAGCAGTGTTTGCGGCGGGCCGTGCGGCGTCAGATTGTCGGGCGTGTTTGCCGTAAACCGGAACTCCACGTACTTCGTGGACTCGCGCACGTGCGCGGCGCGCTTGGCGTCTTCCACGACGGCGGTGTTGTAGTCCACCGTCTGGGCGTATGCGTTGGCCTGATACAGGCGAAAGGCGAACACTTGGCCTTTGGCCCAGCCGCGCCCCGCGTCGGTGATTGTCACCAAGTCAGCGGTGATCGGGGTCTGGGACGATGGCCGAATGTCAACGATTGGCCTCGGCACGGTGGTTTGCGGCGACCACCAAGGCAGGCGATTGGGCTGCGCCTCCTTCTCCTGTGTCGGCAGGCACTGTGTGAAATCGTTGGCGACCCAAGAGTCCGGGCACTCGCGCAGGTACAGTTTGACCTCGGGCGCAACGGGATCAGGCAAATCATCGTAGGGCGAGTAGTCAGTTGCGAGAGTTGCGCCGCCGATCCGCCGCGCCGCGCGGGCGCGCTTGGCTGGCTTCAAGCGGAACCGCAGCACTTTGGCGCTGATGTTTGTGTTGGGATCGATCTCAGTCTCGACCGTGACGTTTACGCGCTGCCAGTGAGCGTCATCGCCGGAGTACTGCCCGGTGCAAAACCAAACACTGATCGCGCTATAGTCGGGCCAATACACATCTGCCCGGCGACCGTTCACAGTGCCGGAGCGCCCACGGACACGCCGGTTTCCGTGTGCTTGAAGGCCGCCGTAGATCGAGTTTTCGCCGCTGCCCTTCACATCGAAGTCCGACCCGGCCCAGTACTCGTCATACAGAAAGCGCTGGGTGCCGCCGCTGATTGGCCGATAGGTCTGCCAGTTGCGATTGATCGCCGTGATCGAGGCGTTGTTGGCGGCGTTCAGCCCAAACCCCAGCGGCGACGGCGAGAACTCCAGCGTGGCCTGCGCCCCCTTGCCCGTAGCAGAGGCCGAAGACAGGGGGATCGTCGCCCGGAATCGGCGAGTGTTGGTGTCATAGGCCGCCTCGGCCTGTGCGATGGTGCTGGCCCGCTGGAAAGTCGCCTCATACGAAGTGTTGGCAACCGGAGAGAAAGCGTTGCTCGACACCGTCACCACATTTGTCGAGATGTTCACCGCCGTAACAGTGACTGTCCCGGCGTTGAAGGGAGCCGCAGCGGGGTAGACGGTGACGGTGTCGCCGTTCTGAATGCCCGTGACGTTGTTGAGCGTGAGGTTCGCACCGGCAGCAGACAGGATGCGCACCTTGGCAACCGTGGGCGACGAGCGGTACAGGATGCTGTTGCCCGTGGTGCCGTCCGTTGACCCGTAGGTCTGCGTGGCTGACGCCGCTGTGCCGGTGATCGTGGCGGAGGCGCTTTCGGAAAACCCGCTGACAGTGCGGGCGCTTGAGGAGATCGTGCCCCGCGCCCGAAACCCAGTGCCGACCTTGTCAGACGCGACCTCGATCCGGGGCGGCGACTTGTAGTTCAGGCCGCCGTCAACGATGTCCACGCCGACCACATTGCCAGACTGCACGATGGCCTTGAGTTTGGCTGCGCGATCTGGCGAGCCGCCGACCAGCGTCAGAGCGGGTGGCTCAAAATACGATCCGCCACCGGACTTCACATCGACGTTCTCGATGAAGTAGCCGGTTCCCTCCGGCAGCACAGACGGCGCGGACTTCGGTGCCAACAGTCCTATCGGGATGGCTACGTTGGCAAGGTCACTTGGCCGGTACAGCCGTGGCTCGACGCCGTGTCCGTAGAAGACGAACATGCGACCGTGCCGATCCTCGGCCACGCACATGTTGCTGATCGGAGACGTTGATCCGGTGGGCGTGATTGGCAGGGTGTCGATGATTCGGGACTGATACCCCTCGATCCGCCGCAGCATCCACACGTACTCAAACCCGTACTCCTGCGCCGCCAGTTGCGTGCCGGTCAGTTCTTTCTCGACCAGCACCTTCTGGAGCCAGAGGAAGTCGTTGGGCGAGCCAAGGATCGTGGCTCGTCGGTACAGGCCGTAAATGGCCTCGTTATCGTACTTGCCGTAAATCTTGGTCAGGCCACGGCGCGAGAGCAGCATGCCGGGACGCCGGGCCTGCAAGTTGTTGAGTACACGGAGTTCGCCCGGTCGCAGCAGATACTGCGAAGCGTCTTCGTTGTACCCAAGCCACTGGCGAATCTTCATCCGATGTCAGGCATCAGTTCGCTGTGCCAGCCCATAGAGCGCGGTGTCGGATAGGGCGTGCTGTGCGGCCTGCCGGAGCGTGGCGCGAGAACATCGTTTTCCATCGCAATGCGAAGGTCGCGATTGAAGACGGCCATCGCTGCGTCGGCAGGCTTGCCTGCAATGCGGGCGTACCACATTTCGCAAGCCGAGAGGATTGCCGTGTACATCGTGGGCGAGACATCGATCTTGTCTGTGATCGCGTACTTGGTGTTGGCCGGGAGTGACGCGGAGTTGTTCGCGACGGTAAGCGCCGTGGCCGAAGCCACCGCAGAGATGTCGCGCTCAAGCAGATAGGGGATCGTTGCCCCCTGCGCCTCGGCCTCCATCCCGGCGGAGCCAAAGCGAATGACGGCACCGGCGCAGTCCAGTGGGAACGCCGTGCCCACGCCCGTAACGCTGGAGCCAGCCAGCGTGATCGTGCCCTGCCGTGTGATGCGTTCGTAGCCCATGTACTTGATGGGCTTGGGGCGAACGCGGTAGGTGTAATGCACCACCGTCCCGTTGACCGGAACACCCACGAACCGCACTTGCCACCTGTCGGGGTTCAGGTCAGACCGCATCAGCGTGTAGTAGTACGGCTCGCCCGCCCCTCTGGTGTTGATCTCCAGCCGCTGCCATTCCTGCGGGGTGAGGTAACAGTGCAGCGAGCCGACCGTGTTGGTGACGAGCGTGTCGATGTCCTTTAGGTCTGACGGCAGATCGTAGTAGGTCTGTGGCAGGACTGTGACACCGTTGGCCGTCTGGTTCGCGGCCACATCGACGGTGACGTTGTTGCCATTCACGCTGACGATGCGGATCGGAGTCGGGAACACAGAGGCGCCCACTGCGACCACTCGGCCCGGCACGAACCCGGTCGCGTCGGCCACTGCGATGACCTTGCTGCCCGTTGTGATCGAGCCGGTGGTCTGAATCTGCAAGGTCGTGAACGAGCCGGTGCGGGTGTGCCACAGCCAGTTCCGGCACTGGGTCACCTCGCGCACGCCGTGGATCACCGCCTGCCTGACGGCTGCATGTTCGCCGTCCTGCGCCCCGCCCCCGGTGGTCGCGAGGAGGTAGGCCACGATGTCCTGTGCAGTACTCATCGCTTGCGAGGTTTCCGCCCGTATTTGCTGATTACGTACTCACGTAACTCACCTTGTTTCATGGACGGTTGGCGCTTCGCCTCGGCCTTCATCATCTCCCGCGTCAATCGCTCGCTTAACGGCTTGCGATCCGGGCGCGGCTGCGCGATTCCCTGATGCTCGACTGCCCCGGAAACGGTCAGGTTTCTCTCGGCGGCCACCCGCTTAACGTCCCGCACGCTGTCGATCCACGCCGCCGGGTCTGCCGGGCCGCGCCCGTCTGCCAGCCCGGAGGAGTAGTACTTGCCGTTGGGGTTGATGCCTGCTCTGCGGGCAAGCGTGATCATGTTTTCGGCATGGTCGCGCGGCATGCGGTCGAACTGCTGGTTATTTAGCCGACCCTCCATGAGCGCCCTGTCCGTGCCTCGCAGTCCGGGGGGCTGCTGGAGAGCAAGCATCTCGGCCAGCCTTGGGGCCACTCCGTTGGCGACCATGTCGAGGTAGTGCGCCTGTATTTCGTCGCTGGCGCGCTGAATGTCGAAAGGCAGATCGTTCGTACTCATACAGGTAGTCCCACGCTCGCTTCAGGGTTTCCTCGGTATCGCCCAGCATCCCAATGGCGCGGTTGCACGGACTGCACAGCAGGCCGCGAATGCCCTTGGTGTGATGACAGTGATCGACACAGAGTGTGCTTTGCTTCTGCCCGCATATCTGGCACTTCCCCCGGCACTTGCTGTGCAGGGCTTCGTACTCCTCTTGAGTCACGCGGTAGCGCACCCAGAGGTTGCTGCGGCGCTTGTGCTGGCAGGGCGGCATCAGCCTCCCGGCATCAGTTCAGCCGGTACTTGTGGCGGAGGAGGGCCAGCCCCCGCCGCAGCCTGCTCCGGTGGGGAGGGGAGGCCGGGCGGCGCGGCAGGGGGCTGGGGGGGAGGTGGCGGAGGCAGCAAGTACGGAGACGCATCGATGTCGAGCGAGTCGGCCCAATCCTTCATCAGCGCGTTGAACGGCTCGATCATGCCGGAGCCAGCCAACTGCGACAGGATCGGCCCCAGCGTCTGCACGGCCATCTGCATCTGCTCGACGCGCGAGGCTTTGTTCGGCTTGCGGGCGCTGCCCGCCTCGACCCGGTACAGCAGTTCGCGGGTCAGGCCCACCAGATCGCGCTTGTTGATGAACTGCGCCCACGCCGCAGCGCCCATCGGGCCAAGCACCGGGGCGATGTCCTGCGGCTCCAGTAGCCACCGTGCGGCCAACGCCTCGCGGCGAGCGAGGACAGACATGGTGTCCTCCAACTCGTTCGCCATGTTGTCCGGGCGGATGCTGATGTTCTCGTTCTTGATCTGGGCTTCTGCCGCCGACCGGAAGGAACTTCTGGTGTAACCGTAGGCCAGTTCGCTCAAGCCCGTGCGCTTCGCGAACTCGTCCAAGATCGCGGAGATGATGTCCCACAAGTCCTTCGTGACTTGCGGCATCTGGAACACCGACACAACGTCCTCGATCCTGCGACCAAGCAGTTCGCTCAACTCCAGAATCTTGAAGCCGCCCTCGGATGGGGCCAGCAGTTGCTCCTTGATCGTCTCGTCCGCAGCCTTTTGCACGGCGACAATCGTTTCGCAACTGGTCGCGATCCGGGTGGCGAGGAACGAGAAGCACCAGTTCAGCAGCCGCAACTCGCCAATCGCCGGGCGGATGTGCGACACCGGCCATGCGTAGCCGGGCTTGCGGTGGAAGGCCAGCATCGTGAACGGCCAGCCGTTGGTGTCCGCGAAGAACGGGATCGGCCAACTGACGCGCGGGATGACCTCGGGCGGGATGCCCAGTTCCGGGTCTACGATCTCCTGCATCAGGGATGGCGGGAGATTTAAGGGGTACTCAACACCCTCGCAGACCACCAGATAGCAGTACTGGCCGACCGAATCGAACACACCGCGACTGCCCTTGGGTGCGTCCTTGAAGCGGTCGCCCATGCCGCACTTCGACCAAATCTTGTAGAAGGTGACCAGTTCGTTGGTCGTGTCCTTCTTCTTCTTGCCCTTCGGCTCGCGGCGCAGCGTGTTGTCGGTGTTGTCGTGATGCTTGCGCAGATGCTCGACCGGCACGCCGAATGTAGCGGCCACCTCTTCAATCGGGCGCACGCACTTCCGCGCGCACCAGAGCATGTCATCCTCGTTGTCGAAGTCCGGGTCGATGAGGAGGTTGTCCACCGTGTCATAGAACGAGCCGACCAGTTTCATCGGCGGGATGCTGCCGTCGCTCGACACCTCGACGCTGACCAGTTCTGTCCAGAACACGCCAGCGCCCTTGATCATCGCCTCGTTCACCACCTTGCGGGCCTGCCGCTTGAGGTCGAGTTCGACGGGCGTCCAGTTCAGGTACGCCTCCATCAGTTGCGCGATCAACTTCATCTGCTCGCGCTGGGCCTGCTCGGCCTGCACGGCTTGGATGACTTGCATCTGCTCCGGGCTGGGCTGGCCGTTTGGCCCGGCTGGCTCATCCAATCCCACGTGCTTCAGTGGGAACTCCGGCGGGTTCATCACTGTGACAGTGCGCACCGGATTACGGTGGTAGATGACACTGGCGAAAATCTCGACCAGTTCAAATACCTTGTTCAGTTGCATCCTGAACGAGGGCGGGGCAATGGACGAGTTGTACCCCCGCTCGCCACGGGCGTAGGCGTCCCGCCACATCCAGTTGTGTTCGCCGTCGAAGAACTGGCTGGCTTCCTTGGCATCGTCACTGAACGGCTTCTTGTACTTTTCAGCCGCCTTGAGTTTCTTCACCCAAGTCGTGACGATCTGCCGCAGCGGGTTGCTACTTGGCAGGCTTTCTTGCACTGGTTGGCTCCGCAGTCAGTTCGCGGATGGTGCGGGTGATGGGCGCGAACTCCCACACACCCAAGTCCTGCCAGCCGTGGTCGCCAAGGAGCGCTGGATCGTCCTTGTGACGGCAACTGGCGTACACCATCGAATATCCCGTCGAGGTAAACGTCAGGATGCTTATGGTCGAGGAACCCGGTTCTCGGTTAACGAACCCCACCACCGGATCGGTGAAGTTACGGAAGTCCTTGGAAAACAGCACGACATCCCCGATATCGGGGCGCGGCATCGTCCATTCAGTCGCTGGTGTCACGCGAGCGTCCTCCTTGTGGCCCCAAGAATACAAATCCCGGCCCGTCCTCCCCCAGCCGCTTTCTGCGCTCCTTCTGCCACTTGACCCACCACGGCTCGACCTCACCATTCTGGATGCGCGGCGCGTGGTAACGGGGGCGGTATGCGCAGAGGTATTCCAAGCACTGGCACAAGTGAACCTCCCCCTTGGTGTTCGGCCTGTCTGTCACGATAGCCGTCCCAGCAACGTAGTTCACCAACTTGCGATACCGCTTGATCTCACGCTCAAGGTCTGGGCAGGAGTTCCGTAGCACCCGGAGGATCGGCGTGCCGGTGGGGCGGATGTGCATGGCCGTGCGGCTGCTCTCGGTGCGGGCGATGATGTCATCGCACCCGGCCAAGAACGATGCCCCGGTGATCTGGCTGCGGATGCCGCGCTTCACCAACTGCTCCGTGTACTGCTCGGACGGGAGCCTGCCGGAGCCGATGTCGCGCAACCGGCCACCGTGCGCGTCGATGATGAAAGCGTGGAAGTTCCAATCTCGTACCTTCTTGGCGAACTCCTCGCCAAAGACCTCGGCGTTGGACTGCCGCAGATACAACTGGTCATAGACCAGCCAGTAGTCCTCGGTCGGCGGGACGGCGCAGAACAGCACCGCCGTGACGGCGTGGCCGGGGTCGATGACGGCGTACCGGCACCACTCTCGCGGGACTTGCATGTTGGGCAACGCGCTCCGATCCATGCCGTGGATACGCATGTCGAAGTTGGGGTAGACCAGCACGCTGTCCGTGATGAAGTCGCCCTCGGCGCGCATGCGGAGAACGTCTTCGCCCAGTGCCGCCCACCGCTCCAAACTCTTGGCCTTCTCGGTCGTGTCGAGGTAGGGGTTGTCGAGCATGCGGAGCCGGAACTGCCGGATGATCGACTTCTCTCCCAGCGCCTGCTCGCTGGCGTCGGCGCGCTCCTTCAGGCCCAACAGCGCGTTGTTGGTCGAGTGCGGCATAGCCGACCACGTGAAGACCCCCTTGCGGTCAACCAGACGGGCTTGGAGTTCCGGCACCCAGTTCTCATTGTTGATGTCCTCGTCCACGTGGGCGCGATCACATTGAAATCCCTGCACAGGCTCGCCTTCGGACGAGAAGAAGTGAATCTCCCATCCCGTGTGCAGTTTGCAGTACTGCATGTAGTTGGCACTCTTCAGCACCCAACTAGTCGCTTTCACGAACCGTGGCGGAATCAGCGGCGGGGCCGGTTTCGTCTCGCCCTTGCGATGCTCGTCGGTCGCCGGGTTGTAGGCCCGCCACACCCCGGTGTTCTCGTCCTTGATGATGCGGAATGCGCCCGCGCGGAACAACATCGGCACCACGACGAGTCCGATGTGCTTCCAATCTTTTCCCACGATGACGAGTATCCCTTCCTTGGGATACTTGCCGTATGGGTCTTGGTTCGTAACGCACCGGGCATCCTCCACGAACGTCGAGAGCGACTTGCCTGATCGGTTGCCGCCGATCACCAGAATCTCACTCGCCGTGCAGGCGTGGATCGCCTCCTGATTCGGGTTCGGGCGGTACAGCCGCAGCGACTCCAGTTTCCGCTCCCGCAGTTCGCTCTGGAGTTCCTTGATCGACTCCTTCTGAAACTGCGTCATCCCGGCCTGCGGCGGCACTACGGGGGGCTTTGCCTTGGGGTGCCGCTTGGGCTTCGATCCGGCGGGCTTCTTCTTGCGTGGCATCGATGGTGATTCCCTTGAATGATGAAACCGCCTCCACCAGCCGCTGCTGGAGTTCGGCTTCTAGGTCGGCGTCACTCCACAGTTGCAGGGGCTTCTTGGCCCCGCCGGAGTCCACGTTCTTGGTGACCAGCCTGCACATGGTTTCCAGCAGGCGGTTGCGGGCGGAGCCGCCCGGAGGCGAGTCCCAGTACTGCTTGACCAGCACGGCCCCAAAGCCGCCCACACCGCCGAAGTACTGGAACACCCGCTCCACCAACTCTGCCGTGTGCGGGATGTTTGACCCACCGTTGACCGTGGCCGCTGTGAAGATGTCCACCCCAGCAGCCTCGATCTTGTCGAGGGCGGCCTTGCGCTTGGCCTTGGCCTTCAGGCGGCTGACCTTCTTGGCCTTGGTGATGCACTCCTTGCATTCACCAGTGAAGTAGCCCTTGCCGTCCTGTTCACGCCAGCGGTAATGCTCGCGCGTCAGGGGCTTGTCTTTGCCGCAGATCGAACAGGTGCGGGTGTCCATCTCGTTCCAGAAAGTGGAACAGCCTGCGGTGCGTACCGCAGGCTGTTCCTTTTCGTCTGGATGTGCCAGCGGTCAGATTTGGTCGCTGTACAGATTCACTCGGGTCAGGCCCGCCGCAGCGGAGGTGGCAGCGCCGACGATCTGCTGGGCGATGGCGATGCCCGTCGAAAGCACGGCAATCGAGCCAGCCGTCGCGGAAGCCTGCACGGCCACGCCCGCGCTGATCGCCACGGCGGTCTGCTTGATGCTGGTCGGCCCCTTCATCACCAGCCAGACGATGTCGTTCTGACGCAGGGTGCCGGTCAGGTACTCGTCCAGCACGCCGATGGCGAGGCCAGCCGTGGCGTTGGTCGAGGACGCCTTGTCGGTGAACTCGGTCAACGGCTTGCCGGTATCGAACAGGTACAACTGGCCCGCGACGGTCGAAGCGTCGTTGACGGTGCTGCCCTTGTACCGGGCGGCCACGCAGTAGACGAGGCGGTTGCTGTACCGCTCGCCCGCGCCCACAGGATTCACATCCTGAAACGCCTTGACCTGACCGACAATCTCGTTGCCCGCGACCGGGTTGCTGGAGGCATCGAGTTCGATGGCCTCGCCACTCAGCAGCGTGTTGCCACGGCGGAAGAACGGATCACTGAAGATGCTCGACATGCTTGCGGTACTCCTTATCAGGAAGCAGCGGTGACGGGGGCGAGGAGGAAGAAGTTACGCGGCGACCGGAAGCGGAAGTTGCCGAGAGTCGAGCAGGCGTACCTGTAGGACTGCGTTTCTTCCGCGAAAAACGGGCCTTCAGCGACCATCAGTTGATTTTCGAGACACCGCAGTTCCATGTTGCCGACCGACAGGCCGTAGCCCTTGCCAGCGGGAACGGCGTACTCCGAAGTGATCTCGACGCCGTCGAGGGTCACGACATCGCTGAAGCCCAGCGCCTTCAGGCCGTTCTCCTTGCTCACCATGATCCGCTCCTGATCCTTGTAGGTGTTCAGGAACTGGATGTAGAGCGAGCGGTCGAGAACGACGAGGTCGATTTGCGCTTCCTTCGTGTCGTTCCGCTTGCACTGGTGGATGCCTTCACGCATCGCGAACACGCAGTTCGACTTCCAGTTCTGGCCGCCACCGGCTCCGTTGAACGTGGTCGCGTTGTAGTTGATGATCACCGGGCTGTAGAAGTCGAGGGAAGGATCGACCGGCGTGTTGGGCCACCGGCCCGTCCCGCCGCCGATCCGACCGCCGCCGTAGAAGCCCAACTGCGTGGACAGCCCGGCGTAGGTGTCGTTCGGGTAGCCGTAGCGGTCGCCCGTGTTGCTGCTGGTGCGCTTGTCGGCCACGCCCGAAGCAGTCTCGTTCACGGTGCCGTCATACGACAGGAACGATTCCATGCCGTGAAAGTCGTTCTCCGCGCCGCTCGCGTTGCCGTCCCGGTAGGGCTGGTACGACAGGTGCTGCTCAAGCGACTCCTGAAGCCGCTCGGCCATTTTCCCTGCGACATCGACCAGCGCCTGCTGGCCTCGGTTCTCCAGCATCTCGCGCCGGTAGATCGAGTCGGTGGTCGTGAAGCCGCGCCACGGCAACTCGGCGCGCTTCCACATGTTGACGCGCGAGAAGGTGCGCGGCGTGTCTCCGGTGTTTCCGGTCACGGGGGCATTTTGCCAGCGGACATTCCAGTCGAAGCCCCTGCCTGACTGATTCATCACGACGTTGCCCGACTGCTCCAGCAGCGCGAACACCTTGAACTTGCGGAACGTCGCCTCCTCGGTTTCCCGCAGGTGGTTGACGATCGTCGTGGCGATAACGCGCGACCAATCAGTGGGGCTTGCCATGTGCGTCTAACTCCTTCGCGGGTTACAGAAGCCCTTCTTCTTGAGCGGCGGCGAGTAGCCGCTCTTCAAAGGTCATGGACTTCTGGGGCGTTCTAGCGGCAGTGGTGGTGGCCGACCTCTGGCTTGCAGTTCGCATGGCCTGCTGTCGCAGGTAAGCCATGTTTTGCTGTTCGGCTGTCGGTTGCGGCTGTTGTGGTTGCTGGGGAACTGGCATTGGCCGCTGGGGTTGCTGGGCCTGTTGCGACTGCTGAATGGTGGCGAGCATCAAGTCCCGCTCAACCATCTTTGTCGCGAAGTCCCAGCGCGCCTGCGCGCCGTTGATGCCCAAACTCTTGGCATCCTGTATGTATTTCTGGACAGCAAGTCCTTCCGCAGACACATTGCCTTGCTCGTCATACAGCCAATCGCGGTTTTCCCGCTCTAAACTGGAGACGTAGGACTCGTTCTGCATGCGCTCCATGCGATCGTCTACGATTTTCTGGGCGCGCTCCATCGCGACCTTCTCGACCATCGGCCCCAGCGCTTGCTCCGGGTTCTCCAGAAACTTCTGCGCGAACTCGGCCCGGTACTGCTGGTACTCCTCCAGCGAGGCCCGGACATCGAACGGCGCGTCTGGGGAGATGACTTCTCGCCCGTTCTCGTCGCGGACGATGTAGCGCTTGTAGGATTCCTTGATCTTCGGCGGGTTCCACCAGCCCGGCTGCTCGGGCTGCGGGGCAGGGGCATGGGCAGGGGCGGCCTTGGCCTGCGCCTGATGCGCCCGCCACTGCTCAAACGCCTCGCGATTCGACAGGTAGTCCTGCGCGACCGGAACGATGCTCTGGTACTGCTGGAGGGCGCGGGCTGCGGCCCCCTCGCGCTGCATTGCTTCGTACAGCCGCTGGGCAATGGCCCGGTCTTCCTGCCCTTGGAACTCGGGCAACTGGCGGAACGCCGACCAGACCTCTTGCTGCGGCGGGGCGGCCTGCTCGACTGCCTGCCCTTCGGACTCAGCAGGCGCTGCCGATTCATCGGCCGGTGCTGAAGACTCGACGCCAACGTCCTCGACTTCTTCGTCGCTCATGCGGCTTCTCCTGTGGGGCGCGCGTGATTATCACAACGCGAATGGCTCGCCCCAAGCAGGATTTACCAGCGCACCTCTGCGACCGGGCGCGTGCTGGGGGGCTGGGAGCGCTCGCGCTCCTTCTGCTTGTTCTTGGCCCCCTCCTTGCGCATTTGCCCATACGTGTCGGCTGCGGTCATCTGATCCTCGCGCGCCTGTAGGTGCCTGCGCTCCACCTCGTCATCGAAGCCGGGAGTGTTTGGATCGCCCTTGTACCCGCGCATCATCAGGTTGTCGGTTTCGGGAGAAAAGAACGAGCCAAAGCCCATTGTTGCCGGGGCGATCACGTTGTTTTCCAGCGTTTCCTCGACGGCGTCATCGGCCATTCGCACGGGAGCGGTCTTTAGCCCAGACAGCAGCCCCTTGCCGGTTCCCTTGACAACATTGGTCAAACCGCCGACCGTCGCCCCTCGCGTGCCGCCAGCGATCATGCCAGCCACGCCGGGCACGGCGAGGTTAAATCCCAAGTTGATCGGATCAGAAAAGGACTCCGCCGGGACGTTCAGCAGCGTGTTAAAGGCGGGGGACATGTAGGTGCGCGGCATTTGTGTTTCGCTGTTTTTGGACATCAGGGCGTTGGCGGCGTCCGCGAACTTCGGCCCCCATTTGGCCGACAGCATGCCTTCCATGCGGCCGTCAGCCTGTTCCAGTTTCTCGCCCAAGGCCCGGTGCTGCGCTGGGTCGAAACCGTCTGGGACGGTGGGCGTGATCGCCCGGCTTTCGCGGCGAAGTTCTCGCAAACGCTGGGCTGTTTCGGCAGGATTCCGACCGGCCAGCAACTCGCCTGTGTGCAGCGCAACCTCGCGCACGGGGGCGGTGTTGTTGTACATCCTCGC